GATGAACAGCGAGTTCACCGTGTCACGGATAACAAATCGCCAAGAGGTCGTCTTGTTGATGGCGTGGAAGATGGCCCACGCATAACCGTCTGGTGACGTGGCGACAAGCCCGTTGTCGCCCACAGCGACGAATGTAGAGGCGGCAAACACGACCGAATAGAAGTTACCCTGCAACGTCGTCCACGTTGCACCGTTGTCGGTCGTTGTCAGAATCCCGCCCGTGCCCACAGCGCAAACAGTTCCCGAGCCGTTACCTGCCATCAGTGTGGGCTGCACCGCACCGGAACCGAAGTCGCCGAGCGCCACGGATTTCTGTGCGCCGTAGGTTGTCCACGTTCCTGGCAACAACGTCGGATCGGCGTGAATCACGCTGTTGTACGCCACCGAGACATTGGTCTTCTGGAGCGTAAATCCGCCGACTACTGGGTTGGTAGAATTGTATGGATATGCCGACACTTCGCCAAGCATGGGGCCAGAAGACCCTGCTGAGATGTCACTGGTCATTGCAAATGTACCAGCCTTATCCGGCAATACCTGGGTTCGTGGCGCAGTCAACCCAGACGCATCAATCGTCGCCTGGTTTATACGCATAGTACTCCGAAGAGTACCTAGCAGATCAGACAGAATTCGCATCAACTCGGGATGCAGTAGGTCGTCAGAATTCGTGCTGCGCCGGCGGATGCGCCGCCAGCGGAGTACGTTGCGATCAAGGCTTCCGCGCCTGCGGCTGCTGCAACAGCTGGACACACCTCAAAGATAGTTCCTGCGGCTGCCGTCAAGTCGACCTGTGTTGCGGCCATGTACTTGCTAACAGTGCCTGCAATACCGATACTGACCGTCGGCGTGCCGTTGAACGGCGTGTCGATGATGATCTGGATCGACTGGATCACACCTCCGAGTGGATGTGTATACATCGCAACAGTGGCACCGGAACCGAAAGCCAAGGCCGTCGTGTCTGTGATATCACGATCTGTGCCCGTCGCAACCACGCCCCAAGATGTGTTGCCAGCGCCGTCAGTGAGCAGCGCGAATCCATTCGTGCCTGCGTCCGGAGGAAGCACAATCGTTCTGTTGGCCGTCATGCCTGCTGCGGGCCGTGCAAGCGTGTACTTCCAGTCGGCAGCTGCGCCTGCAGCATCCTCATTCAGCTCCAAGAAGTCGCCAGATGCTGCAATCACGCTACCAACAATCGGCGCATCCGCATTATCTGCGGCGTTGCGAGCACGCACCTTGGACGAGGAATTTTTGAGGAACAAACCCCCAATTCCGAGTTGGAACTCGGTGAGGGACGTGCCCAGGACATCAAGAATACGAGACATGAGATTTCTCCTTAAGAAGGCACGGTTTCAAAGATGATTCGCCCTGATCCTTGGGTTGCCCCAGCGCCAGGAATGATTGCAAGATAGATGTTGTCGCCACCGGCAACGTTCAGGGCAGGTCCAGCCTCATACTCGCCGACTGCGGTTGGGTCATTCTGGTATGTGTCCATCAAGATGTCCGTGTTTGTGAACACTTGGAGCCTCGCGCCAAGCCCGTCGAACGCGACATCAATCACTAGACGCACTGCATAGATTGTCGTGTCATAAGCAGGAATCAACACCACCCGTGGCGTGGCGTCACCGAATGAGAAGAACTCTGGGGACTGTGCTGCACCGGACGGACCTGCTGGCCCCTGACCTACTGACAAAATGGTCCGTGCAATCTGCGGCGCAATGACCGTAGAGATCATGTTGCTTTGAATGATAGAAACCAGAGCGGTCATACCTTGGTGACCTCTGCGTAAACCTTGGCTTGGCCGTAGTACAGTGGCGTCACACGACCCAGTGTATCTTCAAGCTCCAGGTCCCATGCCAACACCTTTGGAGGCACATTAACATTCACAGGTTGAGGAAGCGATGTCGTCACAGCATCCGTCAAGCCAAACTGATACTTGCCAAGCAGCGGTGCGACGATCGTCACATCGAATGTTGCCAGCGGCGAGCCCGCAGAGCTTGCAAGCAACCGAATCTGCCCACGAATTGTGCATCCTGTCAAGTTGACTGGGGTACGATCTGGATTGAGCAACTCCACATCGATCGGGCCAAAATCGGCGCCACACCGAATACGGATGTCAAGACGTTCGCCGATGTTACCGATTTCGTTGCTCATAATAAGGTGGTCGGATCGCAACAGGTTACAACACTTGGAGACTCGTTCATGGCGTCATCACGACGGGATTGTAATCCGACCATGAATTCATTATACACGGACATTGCCCTGTTGTACACACTTTTAATTTGCGCCGTTGAATATACTGGCTAGGCCCTAGGTACGTTCGTTTATTTTAGACGATCCAGTTATCGAATTTTAGCGCTCAGGTTCATCCGGTTTTGATAGTTGTGAACGAAACTACTATACTTTTACACTATCTAAGCTAACAAATGTAGTTACTATATAGTATATACACTCAGCTACTATCGTTCTATTAGTTACGATCTGTTTTTAAGCCGCATAAGCGGCCTAAATAGTCAATTTGACGGCAGATCGGTCAAAAACAGTTTGTTCTTCTTGTCTATTTTCACAAATAGGCATGCCAACTTGCCCTGCTCGTGCACCAAGAACGCTCTGTATTCAGGAACTGCTGGGTCTACAGCACAGACCGGTTCGTATTTGGGCTTTTCTGCCGGTCTGGATGTCTGTTCCCAACCCACAACACCGATCGCGAATACGTTCAAAATGCAGGACGCGATCGCAATCAATTTCCATCTGTTTGTCATGTGTTCACTCCAACGTGCAAGACCTGCCTCCGTGCATCCACAATGGCCTGCTTCGCTAGAAACGGCGATGTGAACCAGCCAAGCGTCAGCAACACCTTACCGACACGAATGTCTGCCTGCCAACGCTTCTTGAGTGGATGCCAGTCAACACCTTCGAATGGACAAGTCTTGCGCGATGTGTAAAGCCGCAAGTTACTGAGTTCGTTGTTCAAGATGTCGAGATCGACGTGCTCGATGATCTCACTAGGCACCTCGCCATAGGCGACTGCCCAAACCAGGTTGGTGAACATCCAGTCTGTGCCTGCGATCGTGTAGATCTGACGCTTTGGATTAAGCACAGTCTTTCGGTTGAAATTCTCGAAAGACCGCGTCACGTGCAGCTGACCGTACTCATACCTCAAGAACTCCTGCAAACCTTCAGGAGTCTTGTAGTATGCCTCGAACGTTTCTCGGTCGGCGAACTTCATGTCCAACCCCATTCTTGACTCAGCGTGCGTAATTCAGTCTCGGAAATCAGGTTATTGAAGTAGTCATCGATTAGGTCTGCCGGAGTCTTCCGCACAGTCTGCGTTCGAACTGGAGCCATGTATCTTGGCGACTTGGCAATGATGGCCGCTTGTGTGCCAGTGACAAAGTACGTACCAATACCGTGAGCCTTGCATATCGCAGCATCTGCCTGGTTGGTCACAGGCTCAAGGTTTGGGTGGGCCTCTTTGATGCGTGTATATGTGTCTTCAGCAATGCGTTCAACAGGCCGATCGTTAGAATACTGAATGTACTGGACGTCGGTATTCCCATCTTCGACCATCTTCTGCACAAGGTCTTTGTTCTGTGCATATGCATCAGTCCACATACGGCTGGTGAGCCAGTAAAGATCGAACGTCTTGACTGTCTTGCGGTCGCGATCGATCTGCAGATGCTTTGGAATGATGTCGTATCCACAAAGCATCTTTTTGTCTTTGATGGTTTCGATATACAGTCCACGCACATACAGACGGCCTTGTTCACCGGGGTCTGTCAGGATTCGACCTTGCTCGCACTGTATGAACGCTGGATACTTCACACGAAGATGGATGTTAGTCATCTCACAACGAATGTAGTCATCAACCGATACGTTGAAGATATGGAATGTCAAGTCATGATTTGGAACCGACTTGAACACGTGCTTGATGATGGTGATCTTCAATGCCTCGCAACCAAATTCTTTGCTATGAGAAATCTCTGGAACCCACTTCTCACGCGCTGCGTAGTTCTCGATGACGACCTTGTGACCAAGCCGAAGCAGCACCAAGAGTGCCAACTTGTAGCCTTCACCGAACTGGCCAATGGTTTCATCGTCATCGGCCTTGGTGGAACTGCCAAGCATCAGTGATGACCGATCCAAGGTCGAAGCCTTGTTGCTGATCACCATATGCTTCTCAGCAGCAATGTACTCAAAGCCAAGTGTGTTGCCAGTAATCTTGGTCTGCTGGTCCAAAGCATTCTGGTACAGTTCACGAATGGCCTCTGCGAAGCCCCAGTCACGAACGTAGTTGGGGTTGATTGACAGTGTGACTTTCATTTCAGAGGTCCTTCAAAGTCTGCCTCGATGATTCCAGGCCGCTCTTGACGGTCGATGATGACCTGTGCTGCACAGAGCACGGAGAACTTGGGGCGCCCATCGAACGCTGTGTGGACGAACATGGCACCCTGCTTGCCAACACCACATGTACACTGTGGCGTAAGCAGATGTTTCTTGTTGTCATCGATCGGCGTGAAGTGTTGCTCGATGACATATTCCTTGCCAGCCTTGTACAGCATCGTGTGGCGCCAGCCTTTGGCTTTCTTCTTGCGGACCCGAAGTTTTCTCTTTGAATCCTCTTGGGCTCGCTGCTCAATGTGTCTCAGGCGGTCATCGGTCTCTGGTGTCAGAAACCACCAGAGTTTGCCGCCTGAGATGACTGAGTCAGCAGCCTTATGCACAAACAGGTGATGCAACGAAGCATGGACTGCATTCGTTGCGCACCTGAGATTCTTGGCGATCATCACGGTGGTCATGAAGTCACCGTGTTTGGTCATCGCCTCTTCGACCAACGAAACGTTGGTTTGAACTTTCACGCGGTTATGGCGCATGTTTTCTCCGGTTAAAAGACCATTATACTATGGGCTTTCAACAATGTAAACAAGATCAACTGTTGGGGGTTGGCGACAACGTCACTGGGTTGATCTTGAAATCTCGCGGTTCAATGCCGACAGACCGCTCAGTCAATACACGCATCGCAAACCGAGTGTCAACCTGTGTTTGAACGCCTTCGTGCATCTGTGCTTCCCGCAACTTCGCCCTGCACTCGCGCAGGTACGCGTGTGGCAACTTCACAAACCCTTCGCACACTGCGCGTGGCACGCCTACTCGCTTCAGATAGCGAACGTCTTCGACCAGGTCTGGTACGACCAGAATTAACGTCGACCAAATGGTGCAGTCGTTCAGCGGGGGCAAAGCGTTGCCATCCATTGAATGAGTGCGGCTCACCTGGACAAGAATACCCACGCTTCACAGTATCATTGCACACATTGATTTGGCCTGTGATCGGATGCTGACGAATCCGGTCTGATGTATACCCTAACTTGAGCGCAACGCGCACTGCAAGTTTCCTATCTTCGTCCAGCGTCAAAAACTCTTGTCTGTCCATGTGACCTCCTGGGATAATAATCGAGGTCCCCACCATTGCTTCCCAGAAAATGGTGGGGGCCTACGGGTCACGTCAGCATTTCTTGCCGCCGCCACCCTTTCCGCCTTTGCCTTTGGACTTCGCCATAGGTTTCTCCTTCAAGGTTAAATCAGTACTTCCTAACGTGACTGATTACGACGTTATTTCTCCGGGCGAACCCGCCTAACAGACCCGCGTTTGCTGACGTACAGAATCCAGGCTTGCACACCCTCGTATTCGATTGAGCCCATCGGAATCAGTTGACCAGCTTTCTTGGCCGATTCCACGTGCTTAGTAAAGGCATTGATAGCCTTCGTCCAAGACTCAAAACCCTCTTCTAATCGCATCTCGACTGTTGCAGTGACGAGTTTGCAAGGGTTACCTGGATGCCCATCACGACGACCTGTCGGCTTGTATTGCTTTGTTCTCATAGCACGAAGTTGTGAAGGATGGCTACTGCCGCAACCAAGAACATGGTGGAGATCACCCAGCTTCTGATCCACATTCCGACCAGTGACAACTGCGCAACCATCATGAACAAGAATCCTGCAGTGGCAAACACAGCAGACGTGACGTTGATCAGGCAAATCCACATTGCTAGACCGAATAGAAAAGTCATGACGTGCGTCTTAGCCTTATAGCTAAACCACAGCAATATGGTGATCACCTCGGCAATGCAGCCAAGAGCAAATGGAACTTCAGGTTGCATGGCTTCTTCCCTTTCGCCCGATTCGGATTTTCATATCCTTCGGGCTTTCTAGTGCCTTGCGTTGTTCGTCAGACAGAGGCATTCCAATACGCAAACGCGCTTTGGCTTGCCGTCGAGCTACACGTTCAGCGAAATTTCTTGGTTTCATTGTGGTCTTTCAGATAGCTGGACTCCGGAGTCCTCGGCCGAGGATCGCGGTATCCATGGATTCGACAAGTTTGCTGGGGCAGTAGCAAACTTGGGTGGGCCTTTGGTAGTTTCACGACACACTCAGGGCAAGACACGCCGAACTTGGCCCGGGTAACACGCCGTGCTTCCTTGATGTCACGACACATCTCACCAAAATCAGAGGTCATGGTGCATGATCCTGTACTGGGCTTGTCGCGCCTCGCCCGCTCCCCACGATCCGATCATGGAGATGTCCGTGTTGTGCACAGTCAAGCCAGTGTGCCGCCAACCAGTAGTCATCGACGGCGGCATGTACAGCGTGTCGATCTTGCCACTGGCTAGGTTCTCGATCTTTTCATCGATTTGACCAATTTCGTCGCCATTCCGAATGGCGTCGGTCTTTGCCGGCAATGGGTTCGGCAGATGAGACATCAGACGATAGAAAATGATGTGTTTGGTGATCATGTCAGTTGAGCAGGTTAATGGCGTCTGTGGACAACTGGTCCAGGTTGTTGGCCTCGTGCATAAACGAGTCTTCGTCATAGGCAATGCCAAGACCAATATTCAGACGATGAGTATTACAAGCCTTCATAGCCTCAATTCGAGCATTGCACGCGGCGATACGTGCAAGGATGGCGACAAGTTGTGGGCTCATAGCAGACTTTCAGAGACCGCGAAGTCGTTGGCACCAGACCAGGCAGATGCAGCATCCGGCAGAAACTCCGGTGCATAGCGCACCCAACCGTCTCGTGTCAATTTCCACTTCCACCGCGCCTGGCCGAAACACTCAACGCTGAATCCTGTGGCAATCAGCAGGTCCCAGCGTTCTTGTGTCATCACATCGGATGCACCGCCGAGAGCTTCTCCGATTTGCTTGATCGTGCTTGGAGTGCTTTTGCCAAACACATCGTCTGCGCCTTCGTTCAGCGCAGATGACCAACCCTGCGCAAACCAGTACTCAGCTTCGACTTGCTCACGGAACGACATTGGCTCTGACTTGTCCATCGCGCATTGGAACGAGTCGTCGCGTGTCAACATCTGTTTGTGGATGGCCGTTCCGGGTGCAGCATCAACGACGATCCGCATGGAACGCACAAGGTTCAAGGCACTTCGCGCGATGCGCTTGGTCGTCTTGTCAAGGCTATCGAAGTAGCTCATCCACCACTCATCGACCTTCGCGGCCAGTTCGTTGTCGGCTGGATTGCACGGTTGGCGTGTTGGGCACGTGTCGTGTGTTCCACGAACCAGTGCTTCAAGAGTTTCAGTCAGTTTGCGCAAATCGCCGAACCAAATAGATGCTGGTTTGACGAACAGCACAGATGCGCCCTCGGCAAAGCCTGCCTCCTTGGCAATCGTGATCAGTGCTTCGGCATGTGATCTGCGCGTGAACGACAAACCACGCTCTGGGTTGATGGCCCAAGACAGACTGCCGTTGGCCATGGTCAACCATTCGGCAGAATTATCGGCATTGCGGATCATGTAGCCTGGCCGGACGATGGACTCAAGCAGAGTTCCAGCGTTCGATTCACCAAGCTCGAAGCACCTGGCACCGTAAGCACGGGCAGTCTCTGCGTCGTACATGGGCTTGCCATCGTGCGCCATAGACGCTTTGGGCAGCCACAAGGCTGAAGGTTTCGGAAGACTCATAAATACTCCTCAGGTTAATGCGTCACGTACGGACGCCTTTCAGAAACGCTACCATCTGTTCCACCAACGCAAAGCGTGGCTTCCAGAATTCCATTGCCTCCTCTGTGTCCATCACGATACCCGAGAACACGCGAAGGTCCATCGCCGTTGGGCCGACGTACTGCCCAAGTTGAAGAGGTTGACCATTTAGATACGACGAATGCCCTGTGTAGCCAAATTTCTTTACGCCCATGTGTAACAGTGACGAAGCGGCTACGCCTTCGATTACAGACGACTGGATTGCGCTGTAACCATGGTGCCGAGCGATGCTATACGCTGCGTTGCAAATTCCATATCTGTACAACGCATAGTCAGGTTTCGTCAGCAGCTCCTCAAGCACGGAGATCGTGTGGTCCAACACCTCCCGCTGGGGCGTCATCTCGCATGTAGTTGTGAATCTTATGTCATGAAGCATCTGTTATCTCCCACGGACGAAGCACGACGAACAGACCGACAGAGTCGATCATCGTAGGCACTTTATTGCCAGGATGAGGGTCGTGAATTTGTACAAGGTCTTTTGCCACCACAGAGTGGCCGACGTCTTTGTGATTCTGCGATGGTCCTCCAGCCTCATGCCACATCTCTTTGACACCCTGACATCTGAAAATCTCATGCAAGGCATCAACGTTCAGCAACAAGTAGGCCAAGCCCTTCGGACGAAGCCAGTCATTGAGTTCTGTGACCCAAGACGTGCCTTTAAAGATAGGAACATCTTCGATCCTCAGGTGAAGCAACGATGCAAGAGTAGCACTGAGGCAGTTGCCATCAACGCCGTTCTCAGGGTCGTGGATTTGGGTTTGATAGATTGGAATCATGATTACCACATGCTCAGATCATTGCGACACTTCTCGTACTCGATGCGCAAGGTGTGAAGCTCATCGCGCGTCGCGTCTCGCTCGATCTCCATCTTGGCTGCATGGATATACGCTGCATACATGCGAGCACGGTCGTCCTCGCCATATCTCAGGAACGAGTCGTCTTGTGCGTAGGCCGTCTGCCGTGCTTGAAGGCGCAATTTGCATAGGTAGTTAAACAGCAAAGACCAAATTGCGGTTCGACCAGTGACGGGTGCCACACTCAGCACCCATTCCGCAATGTTTCGCCGATTGCAGTACGCCACAGCATCGTGCATATTCCCTTGAATTATCTCGCTGACCAACCGAGCCTTTGGCTCTGGAGGTCGTGCACCATGCAGACGCTGGCCAAAAGGCTTCGAACACTGTTCAAACACCTTCTGCTCTGGAAACACCCGCTCGAGATGCTCACGCGTCACATACGCTCCGGCCCGTTCGGCGTCAAGCACGGTCTGACCCCAGTGTCGTGCTTCTTCGGGTGTCGACGCGGTCCAGGTCGGTTCGTCACGCTTGGGTGGCAACACAAGCCCCCAATTCCGTGCAGTCGTCTCAAACACCCAGTCGATTCCATACGCCTCGCCGAACAGCTTATCTGCTGCCTTGGGGTCTGCCAAGTCATCGACTATCTGTGGCCTGAATGGGTTTGCCTCAGGTCCAGCAATCTTCTCCCAAGGTGCCCACGAGCCATCCGCCTTGCGCCGACCCACACAGTTGCAGTCTGGACACAACATCACATCGAATGATGTCTCGTGATATGCGTCCATGTGGTCACAGACGTCATCCTCGTGTCTGTTGGCAATCACGTACGCCAACGCAGGGTCAATGGACTCAGCGCCTGGCACCTGGCTCTCAACACGGCGCACCTGGCCCATCGCGCTAGGCCCGCCGGTTACGACATCAGGCGCCACGGATTGTGGGTTGATTGGGCCTACAGATGTCTGCACCCACTCGCGAAACTGGCCCAAGCCATCGTGCTTTCTTTGGCATCCACAGTTGGGGCAGACCTCAACGTCTTGAGCGACGCTGAGAAAAGCTTTGGGGTGTGTGCAGGTGGATTCCTGCACAGGTGCAGGCGTGTCGTTAGTTCCTGGGGACCAGGGTGACAGCTCGAAGGGTGTGATTGCCCAGCGCTTTGAGCCGCAGATGTCGCACTGCTCGACTCCTGTAGTAACGCTGATGGTGGTCCTGTTGTGCAAGCACGAAGGAACCGTCGATGAACTCATATGGGACTCCTCTCGTAAGCATCTGTGTCTGCCCTATGCGGACACTTCGCTAACTGTATCTATTTTACACCAGAATAGCATCAATGTAAATAGTCTGGATGAAATTAAATTCAACGGCGTCGCCCCTTTGTGGTATGTGCGCGACGTTTGAACGTCCAAATCTGGGCTCGACTATCATATTTCCTCGCGCACAGGTCTGGTGGGGCTCTTGTTTTTGCTGGGCCTAGCAGCGGTAACTACTACATTATCTAAGCAAATACTAAACTACAACAACCGAACCTCCCCAAGTCAAATCGGAGCAGTAGTGCTATTAAAAATATAGTAGTATTGGGAAACAGCTTAGAAAATATAGTAGTTGCCGCTGGTTGGGGCTGTTTTCTCGACTCTAGTTTGCGCCGTTGTGATAGTTCCTTAACCGAGCCGGTTTGTTGTAGTGTAGTGGCATACGTAGGTTTTGATCAACGGCCCCTCTTTCTGAGCGTTACGAACACGTTATAAACAACGGGGTTCAATGAGGCCGATGAACGAACACGGCGCATGGCACTTGGCACGTCGCCACTGAGCACAGGTCAGTCGGCCCTTATATCTAAACTACTATATTATTAATATCACTACTTTACTACTCATTCTTCAATAAGTTATTTTCAAAATTTGCGAAGTATGGCTTATTGGATCGTTATATATCGGAGCGAAATTTTTTTATATTATTAATGAAGTTGCTAAGTGTGTGCGGCCTAATTAAACTAAACTTTAGTATTTTGTTAGGACTATTACCAACGGCGTTGAATTTAATTGTTGGCAACGGCAACGAACGATGAACCAATATACAGGGCCTATATGGCAAACCAGAGACAAAAGTTCAAAAAGTACTTTTCCCGGATCAAACACTGTTTTTGGCCAAACATGGTTACTAGATTTGCAAGGAGTCCGGATAGGCCCTCGACGAAGGCGCGTCGTGCAAAGTGCGCCGATCTTCCTTCTGTGCTTGCATGGCGACGTGCCTAGTGCCACGTTAGCCGTTGATGAAGCTAAGTACGTAGCGCATCGCTGTTTTAGGGGCGCGCGATGTTCCTCGCGGGAGTTCTGACGTAACAAAGGGGCTACTGGGAGCCCCTCTGGGACGACGCGCTTAGAAGATGTTGTTTGGCACTTCGACGAGAGGCTCCTCAGGGGCCGCGGTCCCAGGCCAACCGGTCTGTGCTCCTGTGCAACGCCCATCGAGCCAGGCGCCTCGCTGAACCGCTGTAGTTACTTGCGCAAGGGTGTATGCGTGTGGGCCCAGAATCACCATCTCGATGTTGTACTTGCGAATAGCGGTCTTGCCTGTGGAGCGGAACAAGACCTCCTTCTTGTCGAAGTTCACCTCCAAGTGCTTCAGGAGGTACTCAAGAGGCGGCTTGCGCGTCCAGAGTTGGCCATTTGCGATGACCGGCAGCTTGGATGCCTCGGCGTCAGCGGCCTCGCGCGTCTCGAAGCGCCCCATGGCATGCAAGGATGGCTCTTCGATCTTGTCAGGAGGAAACTCGACCCACGTTCGGTCAACTGAGTGGGTTTTGTTGCTGACAAAGCGGCTGAAAGGCTTGCCCTTGGCGCGCACCTCATACACCACGTAGCGTGTACGAGCAGCGTTGTGGCCTCCAACCACCGATTCACAGAGAATCTTGACGGGGGTCTCAGCGATATGCTTCACGAGACTAAAGCAAGGCATCCGATCGGACGGCGGATACTGCATGGAGGTTGTGCAAGCGTAGCCAATCATCGCTTCACGAGGCACATTGGCACGATGCATCGTCGTGTTCGGCAGCGCGAGGGTCCTGCGGACAAACCGAGCGACTTGCGTGCTGACTTGGCGGCTGCCGGACTTGTGCATTACGATGGCAGCCTTGTGCTTGTGATCGTATGGGTCCGTCGTACATTGGACTCCGGCGGGCTTGTTGTCGTTGTCGATGTGAACGACGACGTGCCACATGAGTTTCTGTTTGGGGGCAATCTCAATCATGCCAGTAATCTCCTGATAAGGTCACGAGTGTCTGTGACACGGAATGCCACAGTGAAGAAGACAGCGTTCGTGAACGAGCCGCCGCCGAGGAAGAGCATCGAGAGTAGCCAGAAGGGTATCAGGACTACGCGCGAGGCTATGAAACATGTGCCGAGGAGGATTGCGAGCACATAGCAGATGGGCTTCGCAGTCTGGGCTACGGTCTTTGGCTCTGGCACTTGGTCCAGAACGAGTTGGAGGGCTGCACGGACATCTGTGTAGGATGTTCGGTAGACACCATGCGCGAGGCGCGAGGTGCCAAGCGCTTTGTCCATCGCTGTGATGACGATGTTGCCCGCATTCGGGTCTTTGATTTCAACGATGTATCTGGTGACCCATTCGAGACGCTCGATATGTGTACCAGGCTTTTTGTCGCGAACTTCAGCTCGCACGAGGGGCATTGAGGCATGCGTAAAGATGCAAAACCACATAATAGAGCTAATGTAGTGTGATGAGCCAAAAAGAGGCGACTTGCGTCGCCTCTTGTTGTGCCGTCACCGATTAGAACATCGATGCGGCAGCAGCAGGAGCAGCCTTGGCTGCGCCGTCGGCCTTCTTCTTGGAGTTGGCCTTGGGAGAGCCGCCAGCGTTCACGGCGGGTTCGGCCTTGGCGCCGACCGCACGGGTTTCCCAGCCGCGTGCTGCGACTTGCTCGGGGGTTGCCGTGGTCAGCGCGTCGAGCAGGGTCTTGATGCCATCCGGATCGCCGCCGAGTTCCTTGAGCGATTGGCCCTTGGTGGACTTGGCTTCGGTCAGCCAGGCATTGGCCGCCTTGACCTCTTCAGCGCTGGGCAGGTAGTCGGCCTTGATGTAGCCGAAGTTGGCGTTCTTGCGGATGTCGAAGACCTTGCCCACAGACGTGCCGTACGCCTTGGCGACGTCAGCGGTCTTGGTTTCGGCCGGCACCTTGAAGCGGATCAGGAACACGAGCGGCAGCGGGATGCGGCCGTTCAGGATGTTCAGGATCTTGGCCGGATCCTTGGGAGCACGCGTCTTCTTGGCGGCAGCCGTCGACTCGGTGCTGTCCGGCACGGCGCGGGCGGCAGGCGCAGCAGCGGCGCCTTCGGTGGAGTTGTCGGCAGAACCGGCGGCCGCAGCAGCGGCGCCAACGGCGCTCATGACGAGCAGGGAGAGCAGATTGCGTTTCATGATGAAAACCTCGTTGGTTGGTTGGATTGATCCAGCGCATTATTCATACGCTGAACCAATTATAAGTCAAGGATTCAACGATGTACACTACTTTAATTAGTGCCGTTGAACATTCTTTTGGTCAGCTTTAGACCGCCATCGGCACGTGTGCGACGGGTGAGAACTTGAAGCAGCCTTGCGGCAGGACGCCTTCCCAGTACGCCGTCGTTGCGCGCACAGAGCCGTGTTGGGCGACGCCCTGGTAGGACGTCCACAGGCCGGCATTGGACTGACCGTTGAGGATGCGGACGATGCGGTGTTGACCGCCTTGGTTGACCTCGTGCACGTAGATGGCGGAGGCCTGGGTGGGAGCCTTGACGGCTTTGGTTTTCGGCATGGATAACTCCTGAATATGGGCGGAATTGCCCGCACAGCGGCCTCGTTGGAAGCCGCTGTACGTGTTACTCCGTGAAACGCATCACGCTCATCACACGAATCTCGAGTTCGATTTCCCCGATCTCCTTGTTGCTCCAGCCGAACTGTGCTTGCAACGCGCCCATGACAGCCGCCGTAGCATTCCAACCCGTGAAGCACGTCGTCTGGATGACGATGGGCTCAGGATGACCTGCGTAGTACACAACTGCATGGACCCGATGCGTGTGGTCGAACGGATCGTTCTTGGGGGACTGCGAGGTGTCAATGAGCATGGCGGCCTCCGAGCTGGATTGCGAGGCGTGCAAGCTTGCCGGCCGAGGTGTAGAGGAGGACTTCCTCGTAACCCTCGTTGTGCAAGACGTTGAGGTCTGCGATCGTGATCATGCGCCCAGCCCAACGACCATTGGTCATGATGAACGGGGCATGCCGAAGCCAGTCCTCTTCGACCGTGGTCGTCGAGGTGTAGATGCGATGATATGCAGGAATGCATTCCAGGGTCGAGGCGCGAGGTGCATCGAATTGGCCGGCGGCTTCACGCCGTGCCTTGACTTGCGCCAGGGTTATGGTACCCATATGTATTCTCCGTTGTCTGAGCAAAATCGCTCTCACTGAGGACTCTTGGGAATCCCCAGCAAGAGGTACTTTACGCGGTCAGCACCTTCAGGGCAGCTTCGTGGATGTCCGAGATTGCCTCTTCATTGAGCAGGCCAGCAATACCGACCTTCTCAGGGTCCGATGTGACAAACACATCTTCGTAGTACACCTGAGCCGCAACCGGAGGGTCCGTCTCGGTAGCCGGGGTAGCAGGCTCGTAGGTAACGCGATACAGCGTGAGCTTTGTCTCGTTGACCTCGATCTGGACCTCGTTGTAGTCCATCGTGACTTGGCCGTCTTGGGCGGGCGTGATCACGATGCGTCCTTAGCAGCCGCTTCGGGCCCAGCCGTCGGCTTCCAGTTCTCGCGGACATGCTTGAAGGTGTAAGACCCCCTGCAGCTGAAAACCTGGCCGTATGAGAGGCCCGCGGCTTCGGCTGCTTCCTTGTGCTTCATGTCCTTGAGGTCGCCGAACTTCACCCGATAGGCATCGGCTTCGGTCATTGGGCGTTCACTCTTCGGACCGCCGCGACCCTTGGTCTTCAGTTCAGCAACCTCGGATTCGAGGGTCGCAATTTGCGCTGCCATGGCAGCAGTGAGCGTGTTGAGTGCCAGGATGGCCTCAATCATTTCAGGAGTTTTCATATGGGATATCCCGTTTAGCCCTCAAGATCGGTGAGGGCAGACCGCTGATCAACGTTTTTTGATCATGGTTAATTATAATCTAAGATTGTCCCAATGTACATGTTTGTTTTCATCAACGCACAAAAAACCTATAGTCCCAACTTGTCATTGTCCCAGAGGGTTACCAAACCGGGGGCGCTCACCTGGGGCCTCGCCCCTGGGGCCCGGCAACCATCTGAAACGTCGCAAAACCGGGGGCGCTCCCCTGGGACGTCGCCCCTGGGGCTGGGGAGGTGTACCCCGGGAGACACGCAGGCTCCGCCCTCCTTGGAGAGGCCTTTTTTAACCTGGCCTGGGGCCAGGAGCTTAGCGGTTCAGTTCAGGAACCCTGTTTCCAGGGCTCCTGCGTCCTACAGCACCTCGATTCGGGCGGCCAAGGCTTTCGCCAGCTCCTTGCGCCGGATCATCGTGTAGAACTCATCGACGTACGTCTCTGCGTCCCGCATCTCAATGCCTGCGGCGACCAGTTCCTGGATCGTAGGCATCAGATCGACATGCACTGGGCGGATGCCCATGATCTCGAAGACGTTCGGCTCGCCCGTGCTTCTCATCCCCTCGATCCGCACATTCAGTGGATGAAGATCTTCGGGCATCGCGCGAGGCGCGTGGACTTTCGTGTTCATACATTCTCCTTGCCTGGCCAAAATCGACCAGCCGGAGAACCCTCGTTGCCGAGGATTCTCGAGCTGTGCGACTTAGGCCTTGACTTCTTCCTTCTTCCAGTCCTTCGTCACATGCTTGAAGGTGTAGCCTCCGCGGCAACTGAACACCTGGCCGTAGCTGAGCTTGAGCAGATCGGCCGCTGCCTTGTGCTTCGTGTCTTTGAGATCGCCGAACTTGACGCGGAATGCGTGCTCATCGGTCATCGTGGTTTCCGAAGCACGCGACTTCGGAACATTCGCCTTTTCGAGCGCTTCGATACGCGCGGTCAGTTCGGCGACGGTTTTGGTGAGGGTTTCGAGGTTCATATAACACTTTCTTTGGTTAATCAAATCATTATTGATTTGATAGGTTAATTATATACCGAAAAATTCGAATGTACAACACTATTACATTTCGTTACATCTGACACAATTCGTTACACATTTAGAATCAGAAACAAAAGTATTACTTTTCATGGCCATCAGAAACAAAAGTATTACTTTCTCAGAATCAGAAACAAAAGTATTACATGTTATCTGAAATCAGAAACAAAAGTATTACTTTTCTCTTTTCGTTACGATTCGATACGATTGTTACAAATTGTTACAAGGGGGGCCCTCTTCGCCCGTCACGTCTCGGCCCTGCGCGCGAGGTGCCTGGAGCATTCCAGAGAAAAAACAGAGATAACTATCGAGGGGCCAAGTGCCTTGTACTGAGTTCCTTTTGCTGGTTCCATCTGCCATGACTCCATCTACTATGCGCCCCATATACCGGAGCATTTTCAGGTCGTTACCAGACTCCTTGAGCGCGAACTTTTTTATAAAGTTCACCGATTTGAGCGCTTTCCACGATCCACTTTGCGCTCTGTTCCGACAAAATGGATCGTTGTGTACGAAAACTACTATATTTTGAACAAATCTAATCTAATAGAAGTAGTTATACGTAGTTATACACCTCCCACTACTACAATTCTATTAACTAAGCGCCCCGAACGTCGCACCGTCGCAAACCCCGTGTGCTATAATCAACGGCGGAGATTAAATGCGTGTACAAAGCGCCTCCATTAGTGTACAATGAGCGTATGAGTGTCCGAGAGGCCATCCCAATCAAGCCAGAGCCAAAGCCGGGTGATGCGATCCTGGCAATGATTCGCACCAAATATCCTGACTATCACCCGGTCATGGCATTGGCTGACCTCGCCCACCATACCGATGACGAGCGCATTGAGCTAGATTGTCACAAAACGATTGCTACGTTCATTGCCCCGACACTCAAGTCAGTCGAGGTACGTGCTGAGATCGAGCATCGCAAGCGTGTTACCGTTGAGATATTTGATGCCGTCTCCTTGGATGACAAGCCGGAAGCATCCGTGCTGAGTCTTGAGCAACCGATCGAGGATGCAATCCCGCGATACATAGCGGAACAGGTGATAATGGGGAAGGAGGTCATCGGTGAGTAAAGGTGACGTCGCCATTAAGCTGTATCCGAAGCAGATGACTGTGCTTGTGAGTAAGGCACAGGAAATACTGTATGGTGGCGCGGCGGGTGGTGGCAAGAGCTACTTGCTGCGGGTTGCGGCAATCATAGCTTGCCTTGAGATCGATAACCTGGTGGTGTACCTATTCAGGCGGTTGCACAGGGAATTGCTGGCGAATCACGTGTATGGGCCGACAGGGTTTCTGACCATTCTTAAGCCACTGATCGACGAAGGGATCGTGGTGTATAACAAGAGCGAGCAGAGTCTATTGTTTACTGACACCAACAGCCGGATTTTCTTGGCTCATGCACAGTACGAGGATGACGTGTTGTCATACCTTGGCGCGGACTTTCACATTCTGCTGATCGACGAGGCGAGTCAGTTTACTGAGAAGATGCTTCGGTTCCTTCGGTCGCGGGTTCGCTTGGGCGCACTGGAAATACCAGACAAGTGGAAAGGTCGGTTGCCGAAGATCATCTATGGGACGAACCCAAGAGGTCCGGCGCATGGGTATTTGAAGAAGGGTTGGGTTGACATCAGCCAGGGCATCGATCATATCTGGGAAGCACCAGACGATGATGGCGGTATGCTGCGGCAATTTGTGCCTGCGCTATATACCGACAACTTGGTGCAAATGAAGAATGACCCGAAGTACGCCAAGCGTCTAATGGGTATGGGCGAGGCCGAAGTCACGAAGGCGTATCTAACGGGTGACTGGAACATCCGAGAAGATGCGATGTTCGGTGCTGACCTGGATCGAGCAGTGCATCTTATCCCACCATTCACCATTCCAGAAGAGTGGAAGGTAAACCGCAGTTATGACCATGGCGCATCAGCACCCGCATCTGCATTGTGGTTTGCTGAGAGCAATGGGGAAGAGTATCAAGTGGCTCCAGGCCGTGTGATCGCGGTGCCACGCAAGAGCCTGTTTGTGATCAGCGAGAAGTACTTCGGCACGTTCGATGAGAAGGGTTTGGACCTGTCGCCGCGTGAGTTGGCGATGAAGATAATGCAACACCAAATGGATCATGGCCTGGTGCGTGCAAAGCCTGGACCTGCCGATAACTCGATCTTCGATGCTCAACCGGGATTTTTGAGTGTGGCCGCCATGATGAATCCGTATGGGATCACATGGACTCGAAGCGACAAGACTCGTGGAAGTCGCAAACGCGGCATTGCACGGATGAAGCAGATGTTCAAGGCTTCACTGAACAGGACAGACGATCCACATCTGTATATCTTTGATAACTGTGTACGTCTGTGGGGACACATGGTTGCCTTGCCACGGGACGAAGAGGATCAGGACGATGTGGACAGTTCGTCGGCTGACCATGACTTTGACGCATTCCGTTATCGCGTGCTATCATCGCTGGGTGAAGCTGAAGAAATTGAAATTGAAGGACTCTAATCATGTCAATCGATGTCTCCCAAATGCACCCGTCTTTTGCAGCGATGTATCCATCCATCATTGCTGCACGTCATTGCTTTCTTGGCGAGCGCGCTATCAAGGAGGCTGGTGAACTGTATCTGCCAAAGTTGACCGGCATGACCGACCCGGAGTACAAGGCATACAAACTTCGCGCGACGTTCTTCTCGATCGTCAGCCGGACTGTGCTTGCATTAACTGGATTGGCCATGCAAGGTGAACCACAGATGGACGTTCCACGGGAGATCAGGGACCAGATGGCGGATGCGGATCACGGTCTGCAATTCCAAGAACTGCGTTACAAGGCGGTGTGCGAGACCTTGCTTTGTGGTCGCGTTGGCATCCTGATCGATGCACCGAGGGGTTCGAAGACGCTGGGTATCTATCCCTATGTGTCTGAGTCCATCTTCAACTGGCGCCTCGATTCTGTCGGCCGCCCGACCATGATCGTGCTTGTCGAAGACCGCCAGATCGAAGACCCTGCCAATCGGTTCAAGTTGGAACTGGACCGTCAATACCGGGTGCTTGAACTCGTCAAAGGCATCTACACACAGACTGTCTACAACAAGAAGTCGGAAATCATCGTTCCCACGTTTGCGCCGGAGTTCCAGGGCAAGACGATTGACTACATCCCATTCTTCATGCAGACACCCATCGGGTTGGGATTCAATGTCGAACGTTCGCCGATGGAAGACATTGTGTCGGTCAATCTGAGCCACTATCGCACCAGTGCTGACTTGGAGCATGGGCGCCATTTCTGTGGATTGCCGACCCCAGTGATTTCAGGCTCTGAAGTTGGAACCAAGTCTCTCAAGGTTGGTGGCAGCAAAGCGTGGGTACTGCCCGGCGCAGATGCTAAAGCCTACTACCTCGAGTTCAAGGGCGAAGGATTGAAATCCCTGGAAAATGCTCTGAAGGAGAAGGAGTCCCAACTTTCATCCCTCAGCGTGAACATTCTCGATCGCGCTACTCGTGGCAGTGAGTCGGCGGATACGGTTCGGCTTCGTTACAGTAGTGAAACTGCTTCGTTGGCGATGATCGTCTCCGGCGCTGAATCACTGATGCTCAAGGTGTATTCGACCATCGCCAAGTTGTCCGACTATGGCGATGTGAAGTCGATCATCTTCTCGAAACAATTCATCTCGGGTACCCTGACAGCCAAAGAGGTCAAGGACTACTCGGAAACCTATTTGACTGGTGGCATGTCTGTCGATGCGTATGTTTCCCTACTGCGCAAGGGCGGCGTGCTAACAGCCAATCGCACGGACGAGTCTGAGAAGTCCGCGTTAGAAGCAATCGCCACGGCAAAAGCTGCGGCGATGACCACAAAGCAAGCACCAACCACCAACTGAGGTATTCATCATGACACTCAAGCACCAGATCGCCAAGATCGAGGACGTTGCGGAACCACTCCGCCAATACTATGCCGGAGGTGAGAACGGCCAGTTCTACCTGCAGGTCGAAGGCCTTGTGCCCAAGGCCAAGGTCGACGAGTTCCGGAACACCAACATCGAACTCCAGCGCAAACTGGACGCCGTCAAGGACATCGATCCGGCCGAGTATACCCGCCTGAAAGAGGCCGACGCAGCAAAGTTCGCAGCTGCTGTGGCCGCGGCCACCAAGAAACTCGGCGATGAACAAATCGACGCAGCTGTCAAGACCCGCACCACGCAGATGGTCGAACAACACAATGCTGCTCTGCAGGAACGTGATCAGGCCTTGGGCAAGGCGACTGGCATGTTGTCCGTCGCGATGATCGATAACTCTGTCCGTGCTGAAGCCATCAAGGCCGGCTCCCACGACACCGCCGTCGACGACCTCGTGCTCCGCGCTCGCAACACGTTCAAGTTGGACAACTACAACGTCGTGGCGATGGACCCGAATGGCCAGAAGATGTTCGATGCCGATGGCACGACACCTTTGTCGGTCAGCGCATGGGTCAAGGCACAGAAGAAGGTTGCTCCTCACTTGTTCAAAGGCATGGACGGCGGCGGTGCTGGCGGCAACGGCGGTCGTGGTGGTGCAGGTACTGACGTCTCCAAGTTGTCTGCGACGGGCAAGATTCAGGCTGGCCTTGATCAACTCGGCTAAGAAAATTCAACGCCGTTGAATAGAACGGTGTACAAAGGTTCGTCGTTAATGTACAATTAATGCACGAATCAAAGAGGACGACGGCGATGGTTCGGAGAGCTTTCGCCGTCGAGTCTCAGCCTCCGGTGGAGGTTAGATCGGTTCAAACCCTTTCAATCCACCTCTGGAGAAACCATGAGCTCTTTGACCCTTGCCGAAGCTGCCCTGTTGCAGCAAAACCCCCTGATCTCTGGCGTCGTCGAATCCATCGTCACGACCAACCAACTGTACAGCGTCCTTCCCTTCCAAGCCATCGAGGGCAACGCGTTGTCCTACAACCGCGAGTTGTCGCTGGGTGATGCGGACTTCGTCGGTATCGGTTCTACCGCTGCCGCCAACGCGATTGCCGCCAAGGCCTCCACCAAGGTTGTGGCTGCGACGGCCAAGATCGTTCCGTTGATCGGTGACGCCGAAGTCGACCACTTCGAAGCGACCACAATGAACTCGCAGAACAGCCAGGAAGCCATCCAGATCGCGGGCAAGGCCAAGTCGATCGGTCGCAAGTTCCAGGACACCATGATCAACGGCGACACCGGCGTGAATGCGCTGGCGTTTGACGGTCTGGCCAAGTTGGTGCCGGCGGGTCAGAAGTTCGGCACCGCGGGCCAAGCCTTCACGCTGGACATTCTGGACGGCCTGATGGACCTGGTGAAGTCCAAGGACGGACAGGTCGACTACTACATGATGAACTCGCGCTCACTGCGCCAGTACTTCCGCGTGCTGCGTGCCTTGGGCGGCGCAAGCGTTGGCGAAGTCATGACGCTCCCCGGCGGCGGCACTGTGCCGGCCTATCGTGGCGTGCCGATCTTCCGCAACGACTGGGTGACCCTGACGGGCGGCGCTGAACCTGGTGCCAACCGTGGCGACATCTACGCCGGCGTGTTCGATGACGGTTCGAAGAAGATCGGCATGGCTGGTCTGACCTCGTCCAAGCAGATGGGCATCTTCGTCACCCGCATCGGTGAGAAGGAAGATTCCAACGACATCATCACCCGCGTGCGCTTCTATTGCGGCTTCGCGCTCTACTCCGAGCTCGGCGTCGCAATGGCGCCTGGTGTCGACGACGCAGCCTAATCGGCGGTCACAATGCCAACGCTTGACGCTACCATCGGTGGCGCAACAGCAAACAGCTACTGTACAGCAGCTGTTTCTGTTGACGCGTTGGCATTGCTCGTTTCCGCGGATCGTCTTGCAGCTTGGATAGCACTGGACGAACCCTCGAAAGAGGTGTTCCTCATGCGTGCTACCAAGTTGCTCGACCAGAACTTCGACTGGGCAGGGTATCGGAACACGATTGCACAGGCGCTGGCCTGGCCTCGTTACTTGGCTTACGACGTCGATCAGATCATCGTTGGTGAGGATCGTATCCCATCAAAGGTTGTCGACGCCACGTGCTTGTTAGCCATCTCGATCTCCGAAGGTTCGACTGCGGATGATTTTGCAGCATCACCATTGAAGCAATTGCGCGTTGGCACAATCCGAATGGACTTCAATGACGCAGAAGGAGCTCGTGTCACGGCCACAATCCCTCCAGAAGTGATCGAATGCTTGCCGCCTATCGGTGAGTACAACGGTGCTAGTGGTGGAGCAAGGTCTGTGTCACTTGTACGTGGATGACTGATTACGTAAGAGTACTTACTCGAGAAATTGCTCGGGCCAAAGTGACCTTAGGTAATCTGGCAGTTGATTGTCTTATTGCATCGGTTAGCCCGATGGACTATCAGCCTGGTTACGACCAAGTGGTTGATGCGAAGGTGTACGTGGACAAAGTTGTCCCGACGGAGTTTGAGACAGGCGATTTTCCTGACACTCAAATTACAGTCGAAGACAAAACTGTGCTGTACATGATCCCCCAGGTCGTGGTCAAGCCACAAGACTTTTTGAAGATAAATGACGTGGAGTATAGGGTCGCTGGACCTTGTATGAACACTTCTGCAGGCAACACGGTCGTTTTGCAGAAGCTTTTGCTGAGACCGCAACCGGCAGGAATTTCGTGGGACTTAAACGTGCAGCCCATAACGGCCTAATCTTAAAGGTCGAAGCAGCACGTCAAAGGTCTGGATGGAATCACTTTCAGAAAGTTAGGAGATTATTTAACCTGATTGTTAGTCGAACCCCGGTTTATACCGGAACACTTCGATACAACTGGGTTGCGACGTATGACAGAGTGAGGTATTCGTACACAGAGGGTCATGACCCAAATGCGCCACTACCTCCAGCGATGTTTAATTTGGAATATGATCCGAAGGACCCATTTCGGAAGATCAGTATCTCAAATTATACCCCGTATGTCCAGCGGATTGAGTTTGGCTCTTGGAGTCAGGCGGCGCCCTACGGGATGGTAAGGATTTCAATGAAGGAAGTGTTCAGTGTTTAGCGAAGCCCAGACGTTCATGGAGACCCTCATCAAAGAGGGTTGGCAGGAGCGTCCTCTGGTATTCGGCAACACACCATTTCGCGAGGGCGCGAATCACACACTGTTCTTCAGGGTAAACATTTTGTTTGGCATTGGGCAGGCAATCGGTCTTGGCGGTCAGTGTGTTCGCCAACCAGCGTCCATCGAGTTTGCAGTGTTCACGCGGCCTGGTGTCGGTGAGGCAAGCGCGATGGCTGAAGCCGATCGCATTGCGCTCTATTTCAAACAGATTTCGATTTCAGGTGTCACATTGAAGTACAACTTCCAAGTGCCAGAGCTTCGGAAGTTTCCAACTGATGACAAGGGTTGGATACAGTTTCTGGTTTCGTGCCCGTTTTATTACGACGTTAGGAGTTAGCCATGTCCTCAGCAGATCGCGTTCGCCTTTCCTACATCAAGGAAGTCACCCTCGGCACGACCCCCTCGCCGAGCCCTGCGATGAAGGTTCAGCGCATGCTGAACGAGTCGCTCAACTACAACGTCGACAACGTCGTGTCGCAGGAGTTGCGCAGCGACCGTAATCAGGTCGATCCTGTGCAGATCGGCATGAATGTCGGTGGCGGCGTCAATTACGAGTTCTCCTGGGGCACGTATGACGACTTCATCGAGTCTGCCTTCGGCGCCGCGTTCGTCGTGCAGCCCAACCCCAAGATCAAGATTCTGAACCCTGGCACTGTGATCAAGGGCTTCACGATCCAGAAGGAGTTCTTGGACTTGTCAGGCATCCAGCACATCTTCAAGGGTTGCGTCGTCAACAACTGGACGATGGCTATGACCAAGAAGGCCGCCATCACTGGTGCTTTCGACTTCATGGGCATGAACTTCACTGACACCGCCCTGACGACGCCGACCTATGCGGCGGCTTCGACGACCGACGTGATGAACACGTCATCGCATCTGACGTCCGTGCTTCTCGATGACACGCCGTTCACCTCCTGCGTCGATTCCCTGTCGTTCAGCACCAAGAACAACCTGCGCGCACAGGAGTGCCTGGGCAGTCTCGGCCCGCAGGGCTTCACGATGGGTCGCTTCGAAATCACTGGCGACATCGAACTGTATTTCAAGGATGCCACTCTCTACTCCAAGTACAAGAGCGGCGCGACGTTCGATCTGACCTTTGAGCAGACCGACGTGGATGGCAACAAGATGAAGTACGAGTTCCAGCGTTGCTTCTTCGAGAAGATGTCAGTCTTGGCAGGCGGAACGAACCAGGACGTCATGGCAAAGGGTTCCTGGAGAGCGCTTCTGGACCCTGTGTCCGGCTCGATGGGCACCATCACTTCCACGTCAATCTAAGAATCAAAATGATCAATGTAGACACCAAACTCACTCAAACCGAAGACGGCGTGTGGGCCGAATACAACGATTCGTCGTTGTTGATCGCCCACGTGTCCAATCTTCGCTTCCAGCGCAAGCTGGCACGTCTTCAGCAACCGCATCGGTCCAAGATCGAGCGGCATTCGCTCGACCCGAAAATTCAGTCGGAAATCCTGTGCAAGGCCATGGCCGGCACGGTTCTTCTTGGTTGGAAGGACGTGGTCGACGCGAACAAACAACAGGTTCAGTTCAGCGAAGAGTTGGCCGCCAACGTGCTCATCAACCAACCGGACATCCGCGAGTTCGTCAGCGAGTTCGCAACCGATCTGGACAACTTCCGTGATGAGGCGGTGAAGGAACTGGGGGAATCGCACGGAACGTCATAAGGTGGCAGTTGGAGTGGGGCGACCGTGAAGAAATGCTGGTCGAATCCTACGAGGCTGATGGAATAATGCCTCCAGCTCTTGCGGCGAAACCTGATCCGCCGCTTGAGTTGTCCGAAGCACTTAGGGCGTTCCAGGTTTTGAGTGAGGGGCGACAGAGTACGGGCTTTGGTCCAGCAAAGATTTCGTTGACGGAGTTTGAGTCTTACAACAGGATGTTTGGAGCACCTGCAATGGACTTGGACATATTCCTAAGACTCATCAGAGCAATGGATGCAGAGTTCATGAAGGTTTCGAAACAGCGACACGACAACGAAAGTGTGTGATGGAAGAGACAGAGAAGATTGTAGTTGAGGTCGATGGTGCTGGCGCATCTCGTGCCTTTGACCGCATCGCTGACTCTGCCGCAAATGCGGATGAGATGATCAACCGCGTTGGTGAAGCTGCAAAGAAGCTTGACTACACACTCGGCGGAGCTTCCAGTCTTACAACTTGGGGCAAGCAGATTCAAGCACATATCGTGCAACCTGCTCCCCAAGCCGTGTCTTCTCTTGACTCCATGGGTTCAGCCTTTGAAAAGCTGATGACCAAGGTGTCTAAAACCCAATCCACTCTCGACAGCTTCTTTTCGGCAGGCAAATGGGGGGAAATGTATGATTTCTTCGCAAATGTCTTCCAAAGAGCACTTGGTTTTGCAGATGAATACATCAAAAAGCTGACTGTTGTCCAACGGACGATGTCGTTGCTTGCCACTATCCCTGGCAGCAATGCTCAAGATGAATTCGAGTACATAATCAATGCAGCCAACAAGTATGGCGTATCATTACAAGCCGTTCAGGACAACTATGTCCAACTGCAGCTAGCTGCTCAGGGGACCAACCTGACTACGGACCAAGTTCGTAAGGTTTTCGAACAGACAGCTACTGCTGCCCGCGTGTTGCACATGTCGACTGTGCAAACCAATCTGACATTCATGGGTTTGGTACAGATGCTATCCAAGGGCACTGTGTCAATGGAAGAGTTCCGGAAACAGATGTCTCAGCGGTTGCCAGGCATGATCCCAGCCGTGGCTGCAGAACTTGGGACCACCACTGCTGAGCTCGAGAAGTTCATCGCTGCTGGATCAGCTGCGTCAGACAAGATGCTCCCATATCTTGGAAATGCGTTGGAGCGCATCTATGGGCCTGGTATTCTGAACGCAGCAAATGCACTTGATGCACAGATGAATAGAGTGACCAACAGTGTTGAAGTGTTCTTCAAGGCTGTTTATGATGCAGGCGGATCGAATGGTCCAACTGCCGTGCTCAAGGCCTTGAACGAGCAATTGTCTAACCCTGAGTTGGCAAGCAAGTTTGCCAATATGGTGAATACCATCTCTGAGTCTGTAGCGAACTTCATTCGGTCTGTCACCAAGGAAGACGTCACAAAGGCTGGTGAAACGCTTTTGGAGTTCCTGAACGCAGTTGCAAAACTGTCTATGTTCGCTGCGAACAGCCTCATGTTTCTAGCCAAGCATTTAGGCGTGGTAGGCGCGGTTATCGGCGCATATTATGGGGCTCAGGCTGGATTTCTAGTCGGTGGACCAATTGGTGCTGCCGTAGGCGCAGGCGTTGGAGCCTTGGGTGGAGCATACGCTGCAAATTCCATGGTTGGAAATCAAGGCAATGTTCGTTCAGCGGAGACATTCCAAAATGAGTTAGCCGCAATCGATGCAAAGATTGCAAAGCAACAGTCGCTACTTGACAACATGGGGCCTAAGGGTAGTAGAAATTACGTCCCTGGTGTTGCAATGAACGCCGAACGGTTCATCCAGCAATATCAGAAAGAGAAAGACAAGCTTACCAAAGACTATGCACCGGTGTTGGATGCCTTGCTTGAGGCCCAGGCTCCATCTACGTATGAATCTGGTTTGCCGGACTTGCCGGCTGCAGGCTCTGGAGATCTGAAAAAGCTTCTTGGAAAACCTGGAAAGACCTCCAAAGAATTGTCCCTTGAAAAGCGTCAAACAGAGTTTCTTGATCGACTGGCATCTCAATACAATGCCATGATGAATCCTGAGACGGACAAGTATGACGCAATTTACTCTGGCATGAGAAAGCTTGGGTTGGGCAAGAGTTCGATGGTTCCAGGTCTGAAGGACTCATCAGGCAAGCCAATGACTCTTGAGCAAGCGGTTCAAGGGATGCAAGACTACGCGAATGCGAAAAAGGCTCTTGCCGAGCAAGAAAAGATTGACAAAGAAGCCAACGCGTATGAAGAGAAGATCTTCAGCGTGAACCGGTCATTTGGCAAAGCCAATCGCTCGTGGGACAAGCAGGTGATGGAGTCCAATGTGTCATTGGACACCATGTTCATGCCACAGATCAACAAAGACACGGCCAAGAAGATGGACGAGTTGATGTTGATGTATAAAAACAAGGTCCAAGACTTGCACGATGAGATCGCACGCAAGGGGCTTACAGACGACATCTTCAAACTGGATTTTGACCAACTTGAGGCTGACTTCAAGCGCGCCAGCGACATCATCATCTCCAACATGAAACGCGTGCATGAAGAGTCACGCAGCGTCCAGGCAGGTGAAAAGATGTTCCTGTTGTCATACAAGGACAATGCCACCAACTATGCCAAGATGACGCAAGGATTCTTGCAAGGGTCATTTACGCAGATCGAAGACATGCTATACGAGCTGGTTCGACATGGTAAGTTATCCTTCGCCAAGCTTGGTGAGTTCATTCTGGACTACATGTTGAAGTTGTCCATTGCTAAGGCGATGACACCGATGGTCGATGGAATTACCAGTGTCCTTACCAGTATTTTCAGCGCGGCAATCGGTGCACCCGATGTTGGCGCATCCTCCGCGGCTGTTTCACAATATTCTCTTGCATCAGGGAATTCCGGTCTCGGTTTACGGTTCAGGGCCTCTGGCGGTTTGATGTACCCAGGGCAAGATTACATGGTTGGCGAGAATGGCCCGGAACGTGCTCGTGTGTCACAACTGACTCGAATTGATCCTGCTGGCGGCGACGGGGGAACGCCCGTATATGTGTATGTGCAGGATTCAGGCGTCTCTACATCCAACGACAAGGACGGCCTTGGCAAGAAACTCGGCGACGCCGTCCGAAATGTGTTGATCGATGAGAAGCGGCCTGGTGGCCTGCTTGCGAGTGCTTAATGGCTGACATTACGTATACCCCATCAAATGTCACTGAAAGTGCCACAATGGGCACGAGCGACATTCAGTTTGGCGATGGCTACAAACAGGTCGTCCCAAATGGCATCAACAACCGAGCCAGAACTTGGTCTGTTGACTTTACCGATCTGACACATGCTGAGGCAGATGCACTGACCGATCTGTTCAAAGTCCGTGCTGGTTCGCAGTCAATGACGTGGCGTGTGCCAGGTGATGCTGCCGACATTAAGGTGGTCTGCAAGCAATACAGTCGCCCAATGCAGAACAGAGTGAAGGCAGGATCATTTACCTACAATGTGTCTGCGCAGTTTGAGGAGGTCTGGTTTTGACTACTCCTAGCAAACTGTTCGCACTGGACCAGGACGCGTTGGTCGAGATGTGCACAATTGATGCTACACCTGTTGGTGGCACCGTTTACAGGTTTACGAACAATGATCTGTACGGTGGAAATATTGTGTGGGCCGGAGACACCTATACAGCATTCCCAATGATGGCTACCGGATTCGAGAAGAAGAGTAGTGGAACACTGGCGCGACCAACATTGACTGTGTCCAATATTGGTGGGATAATTTCGGCTATCTGCAAGACATATGATGATCTCATTGGTCTTACATATACCCGAATCCGTACGCACAAGAAGTACTTGGATGCCGTGAACTTTGGCGGCGTAAACCCAACTGCAAATCCTGCTATCGAGTACCCACGCGAGATCTGGCAAATCAACCGTCGGATTACTGAAAACCGAATGGCTGTTGTGTTTGAGCTAGCGTCACCGTGGGATGTCCAAGGCATCTCGTTGCCAAAACGGGTGATCATGCAAAACAGCTGTGGCTGGAAGTACCGGTCTGCAGAGTGTGGATACTCAGGCGGTGCTGTTGCAACGGAGTTGGATGTTCCAACTGGAATAATTGGATTGGACAAGTGCAGTAAGAAGGTTTCTGGCTGTAAACTCAGGTTCGGCAATGATGAATTGCCTTTTGGAGGATTCCCAAGTGTTGGGTTATTCAGCGGACAAAGTCGTTGAGCAGACTTTCTACAAGGAGTTGATGGCTTACGCCAAAAACTACCCGACAGAAGAGATTTGCGGATTCATTCTGGCCATCGCTGGTCAACATGTGTTTCGCCTGTGCTCCAACGAGGCATACGACAAAAAAGTCTCGTTTCTGATCCATCCGAAGGATTACATCGCCTGTGCAAATGAGGGCGAGATAGTGGCGGTCGTTCACTCACATGTGAATGAGCCTGCAGACCCAAGCCCTGCGGACATGGCCAGTGCTGAAAACTGCAAACTTCCGTTCCTGATCGTCAACCCACACATCGATACTTGGGCTTGGTACGAACCCTCGGGCTACGTGCAACCTCTCGAAGGTCGCGTATGGTGTTACGGCGTGAACGACTGCTTCACGCTTGTGCAAGATTACTACAAGGGTCTTGGTGTTCCATTGAAGGACCTGTTCAGAACAGAGTTGTTCTGGGAAAAGGGTGAAAACTGGTACGCCGAAAAGTTTGGCGAGTGGGGCTTCACACGTGTGCTGTCTGACTTCCACGTACACGATGTTGTCTTGATTCAGATCAAGAGCGATATTCCAAACCATGCGGCTGTGCTACAGTCCGATGGAACAATTTTGCACCATGTTCGTGAGCGCATCTCCTGCAAAGATGTGTACGACGGTTACTGGCGGAGGCACACGTGGGCAGTCCTGCGGCACAACAAGTTCCTGTGACAGTGCGCCTTTACGGGCCATTCGTCATTGACGGCATTCGTCAAGCGACTGTGTTTGTTCGCTCTGTCGAAGAAGCTATTGATGCGCTGGTCGCAAACATCCCAAAATTGCGCGACGTCTTCACATCTTCCAAGATGTGCATGTTGGTGGACGGCGAATTAATCGATGTCGATGGCATTGCTAAACCCAGAGGGTTTACATCACTTGACATTGTTCCACCAATTGGCGGCCAAGGGCCTGCTATCCCAATCATTATCGGTATCGCGCTGAAGGTTGGAGCAGTTGCAATTGCACAGGCGATTGGCGGAATCATCACTGCCCAGACAATTGCGCAGATCGGTATTTCAATGATTCTTAGTGGACTGATGAGTCTACTAATCAAACCTCCTGCGGCTCAAAAATCTGCGGAACCTGTCGACTCAAGACCCTCATACAACTTCAATGGTGCAGTCAATACAACTGCGCAGGGTAACTGCGTCCCGGTCGGTTACGGCCGTATGCGTGTTGGTTCTCAAGTCATATCTGCGTCTATTAAAACGTATGATGTAGCCCTACCACCGGCGACACCGCCAACAATCACCTCACCGATTGACTCCTGGCTTGGCGAAGGATATGGCTATGGACCATAAAATCATTGGTGGCATGGGTGGAGGCAAGGGTGGGTCGCCCCACGTTGCTACTGAGGCTGCGAATACACTTCAGTCCAAGCAGGTTGCACACCTGATCGATCTAATCTCTGAAGGCGAAGTGGAGGGATTGATTGATGGGCCCGCGGGCATCTATCTTGACGATGTCCAACTGTTTACGCCAACAACACCGACAAACGATGTGTTGTCGTTTGCAGCAATTGACGAGACCGATACAACGCCTGGAACTTGGAATTTCAAAGGTGTGTCGATCGAATACCGTGCTGGCACACAGAGCCAATCTGCATTTACTGGTGGCGGCAATATTACCAGCGCGTCCACGGTTCTGGTGAATGTAAAGGTTCTGAAGGCTACGCCTGTAGTTCGCTCTGTGACAGATCTGGCAATTGATCAATGTCTGGTTACGATTTCGGTTGGTGGACTGAGCGAACAAAATCCTGAAAATGGTGACCTGAATGGGTCATCGGTAGAATACAAGGTAGAGGCCAAAACATCTGCAGGCTCGTGGGTGCTAATCAAGCAAGAGCGCCTTGAAGGCAAGTGCATGTCTGCATATGCCAAGGATATTCTAGTAGATTTCAAGACCATTGGAGTTGGTCCTTGGGATTTACGCGTGACGCGTATTTCTGATGATGCTCCGACATCCAATATCACAAACGATCTGTACTTTCAGTCATTGACTGCGCAGAACACTGAGCGCTTCCGGTACCCTAATTCTGCTGCAGTGTCTATCGGCATTGATTCCTCCCAATTCTCACGCATTGCCACACGATCATACGACATGAAGTTGCTTCGTGTCAAAGTGCCTAGTAACTACAACCCTGTCACCCGCGTTTACACAGGTATCTGGGATGGCACATATGTGATTGCGTGGACTGACAATCCTGTCTGGTGCTTCAACGATATTCTCGAGAACAACCGATATGGTCTTGGGGAATACATTGACACAACCATTATCAACAAGTGGGCTCTGTACACCATCAGCCAGTACTGTGATCAACTAGTTCCTGATGGTTTGGGCGGCATGGAACCAAGATTCACATGCAATGTGTACTTCCAGGAGTCTGCAGAGGCAATCACATTTGTGCAGAATTTTGCCTCGATGTTCAGGTCTCTCGTGTACTTTACGTCAGGCGGCGTAACCCCAGTCCAAGACGCTCCTGCAAATCCGGTATATACATTCACCAACGCGAACGTTGAGAATGGCAACTTTGAGTACACAGGTGGCGCGGCTGCTGCACGACATAGTGTGGCGCTTGTTACTTGGAATAACCCAAAGAATGGCTATCGTCAGGAAATCGAATACGTCGATGATGATGCAGCTTTGTTGAAGTTTGGCTACAGACCGGTACAGATTGTGGCCATCGGATGCACCAGTCAAGGTCAAGCTCGTCGGATGGGTAAATGGGCCCTGTACGTCGAACAGTTTGAATCTGACATTGTGTCATTTGTCACTGGCCTTGAAGGCGCGCCAGTATATCCAGGCGCCATCGTACAGATCATGGACACCACGCGATCTGGCGATCGTATGGGTGGACGTGTGATGAGTGTTGCAGGCTTGGTCATTGGTCTGGATGCGCCAATGACGTTACCCGCAGGAACTCACAATTTCTACTTCATTGCCGATGACGGGTCATTGGTTCAACGCACTACGACTGTGGCTGGCGGAACCTATTCGTCTTTGACAATTTCAGCCGGCGCTGAAACCCCCTCTGTTCAAACCATTTTCGGAGTTGAGACGTCGATTGTCCAGCCCCAACTATTCCGGTTGATCAGTATTACTGAGGATGACAAGAAATACAAGTGTATCGGCATTGCATATAGTCCAGGTAAATGGGCCTATGTGGAGAACAATCTTCAGATTCAAGCCCGATCTGAATCTAGCATCAAACTGGTGCTGCCAGCTGTATCAAACGTTCAGTTTTTCGAGAATCTCTTCTTATCTACTGGCGAGATGCTTGGAATTCGACTTGCAGTAACGTGGGATCAGTTGGCTTTTGCTCGACACTACTTGGTTAGTTATCGTCGCGGCTATGAAAACTGGTCCCCAGAAGTTGACTGTGTGCAGAACAACTTTGTTGTACCTCTGGCGATTGAGGGTTGGACATATACGTTCCGAATTACCCCTGTCTCTATCGTTGGACAACGGGGTAACAGCAGCGAAATTCAATATGTGGTGATTGGAGAAAAGGCTCCTCCGGCCCCATTTGATTTTTTCAAGGTTGCAGTTCAACCCGATGGCACGCGGGAGTTCACCTACGGCTATACAACCACGGTAAAGCCTCTGGACTATAAGGGCGCTCGAATCAAGTACTATCAGGGCGTGACGGCAGATGTCAACATTATGACACCGCTTGAAAACGAGGGCTTTTTTGCACAATCCCCGGTAGAGACTAACACGCTGCTTGCTGGAACGTACACCTTTGCAATCCAGGCTGAAGACCGCACCAAGCACCTATCGACACCCATTTTTATCCAAGAGACACTTCCAGCCCGTCGTATGGGTAACATTTTTGACGAGTTTTTTGAGGATGGTGAGGGGTGGACTGGTACGAAAACCAGCTGTCAAGTTGTAGGGGGTGTAATCGAGGCAATCGATTCAACCACATGGGCGACCGCCCCAGCAACCTGGGCGTTGTTTACTCGCTGGGTCACCACGCCAACATCGCCAATCACTTACACAGGCCCTGTGCGAGATTTTGGTACCTCGATTGCAGGCTTGTATGACAGCTCAATCGATGCAGACGGAACAATATCAGAACAAATCCGTACTAGTGCAGACAACATCTCTTGGTCTGCCTGGGGCTCTGCATCATCTCCGTTTACGGCTCGGTATCTGCAAGCCAGGCTAACCATCACAGCCACTGGTCCGTCACCGGTTCCTACTATTCGTACATGGTCTTATAAGGTGTCTGCCGATCTCACTCGCGAATACCTGAATGACATCGTGCTATCTTCGCTCACAGGCGCATATCGAATTGGTGTGGGCGACATCAGAATTCCTTGCGTCAATACGTACACAGTCATCAAACGTATTGGCATCACTATTCAGGATAACACTGGCGGCGATTGGACCTATGTGAAATTTGATGCAAGTCTTTCGCCTAGTCCACGTATGCAATTCAAGAGAAACGGCGTCTTGACGGACCCGCAATTTGTCGACTTTTACATTGAGGGGTATGCATAATGACTTGGCCAGCATCAGATGTCAACACCACGAATGTGGACGCAACGGGTGACTCCCCTGCGCTTGCACGGGGCGATTTCCTGGACTTGATCCAGAAGTTCAACCAGATGCGCAACCATGCATCGGCGTTCATTCAGACATTGCTGGATGACGTTTCGGCTGTAGCCGCAAGGGCCACACTCGGTGCTGCAGTGTCAGCCGCCAACGATGACATCACGTCGATGTCGGTGTTGACATCCGTCAATAACGGCCCTCTCGGTGGGTTTCGCAACCGCTTCATCAACGGCCGAATGGTTTTTGATCGTCGCGCTGTGAGCGTTGGTGGAACCTACACAATTGCCCCAGGTCAGTTTGTCAACCTGGTCGAGCGGTGGTATGGATACACCAACAATGGCACAGCCACTGGTGTGCAGGTCGCAGGATCGGGCGATTCTCAATATCGTTTTCAGCTGACCGGAGGCGCGGGCATTACAAAACTGGCTTTTGGCCAGCGAATCGAGTCCGCCAATGTTGTTGACTTCCAGAACAAGACTGTGACAGTTTCGCTTGAGTTGGCGAATTCACTGCTTACCACAGTCAACTGGACTGCCTACTATGCAAACTCTGGCGACAACTTTGGCACATACGGTTCACCAACCAAGACCAGTATTGCGTCAGGAAGTTGGACTATCACAGGGTCCATCGCCAAGTATGTGGCGCAAATCGCCGTTCCAGCCGCTGCGGCCGGTTGTGCTATTGAGTTCGAGGTCAATGTTGGCGCGCAAACTTCTGGAACATTTACGATAGGTGAAGCTCAGATCGAACTGGGTTCTGTTGCCACCAAGTTTGAGGCTCGCCCCACGGTGCTTGAGCAACTTCTGTGTGAACGCTACTATCCTGCCATCCTGGCTTCTGGGGCTAGCCAGGACTTCTTGATGGGCAGCGCATTTGCTACCAACGTGGTCTATGCATTTTTGCGGTTCAGAGTCCCTGTGTTCAAGATTCCAACGGGCGTATCTTGGGGCAACAACACCATTTCTGCAGGGTATGTGGGTGGAACCGTTGTGGTGAATACCTGGGCGATTCGTGGCGGTGGCCATGTGGATGGCATTACCCTACAAGGCACTGCAGGAAGTTCGCCATTTACTGCAGGCCAAGGAATCTATCTGTTCTTCAACTCATCTGGAGGCAGTTTGAGAGTAGACGGCTGCGAAATGCAATAACAACGGAGAATCCCATGCATGACTTCGACTGGACCTGGCTCAAGAAACTTTTCAGTGAGCCAACAACCTTGACGGCCATTTTCACTAGTGGCTTCATCGGCTTTGTCGTGAGTTTCATGCAAGGTCTTGTCCAGAAGCGTTTCGGTGATTGGGCCGGATTCTTTGGCATCATGGGCACTGGGATTTCGATCGCAATCATTGTGGGTCTTGGAATCCAGAACTATATCCAATCTGAAGCTCTGCGTCTGAGCATTGTCGGCGCCTGTGCAGTAATCAGCGACGACATCTGGCTTGGCTTGAAAACTGTCGGCAAGAGTATCCGGAGCGACCCTCTTGGAACTATCTCCCGCGTGCTGGCTGCCTTGAAAGGGAAAAAAGTGACGGACCCAAAGAAGAGTTCTAACGGTCAGGAGAAGTGATATGCTTGTTCACTGCTTAGTAATCCTAATTTGTGCAATTGCAGCCATTCTGCAATATGCCGTTCATCGTACACCATCATGCCCTGAGGGCAAGATACGAACAGCTGCTAGGCGCGTCACGCTTGGTTCTTTGGTAATTGCTATCGGCTTTACACTGGAATACATGTATCGCAGTCAACCCCTACACCCTGACCATGTAATTGTGATTGGCCTGTTTGCACTTGGGCAGGTGATGTTCGCAATGGAATCGATTTTTGGCGAAGACTCGCTGGAAGAAGTGGCCACACCTAGGTGTGAACTGTGCAACCGCAAACTACGAGGCAAATGAAATGACACTCGAATGGATCGAAAAAGCCCGCGCCAATATTGGCGAAACTGAGATCAAGGGCTCTCAGCACAACCCGCTGATTCTGCAGTGGTGGCATGAAGTGAAGCGCGGAGGCATTACCACTGATGAGGTTCCGTGGTGCGCCGCGTTCGTCGGAGCCATGCTCGAGGAGTCCGGCATCCAATCCACGAGGTTTGAATCTGCTGCCAGTTATGCAAATTGGGGCATCGAACTGCAAGAGCCCATCTACGGTTGCGTGGTGGTGTTCACACGCAATGGTGGCGGACATGTCGGCTTTGTCGTTGGCCAAACCGAAGACGGCCGACTCCTCGTGCTTGGCGGAAACCAGGGTGACATGGTGTGCATCAAGGCATTCCCCACTGACCGCGTTCTTGCGTATCGCTGGCCTGAAGGTCAAGACCAACTTGACATTGCTGGGCTTCCGATCGGCGATGCTGCGACAAGCACGGGCGAAGCATGAACCCATACGTCATCATCGTAGGTCTGGTACTTGCGATTGGAGCCTGGTTTGGAGGCCAATCGCATGGATATGGCAACGGCGTAGCGGCCCAGAAAGTCGCCGATCAGAAAACGATCGATGACACCAACGACAAGTTGACTACTCAGAAGGCCGAGGCTGCAAAGCTTTTGGCTGATCTGAGCAAGCAGTTACTTGACAAGATTCACAATGAGGCAGTCGCCAAGGCTGCGATGGAGTCAGAACGTGAAAACAACCTTCAGAACATTGAGCAGCTTCGTCGCCATTACGATGGCAATGGGTTGTTCTTCACCACCACCAAAGATTCAGGATGTGGGAGTGGTAGTGCAGGGTCCGACGGCAAAGAAGTCGCCACCCCCAAGTCTGCCGAAACCGTCGTCCGAAAGCTTCCAGACAAGATTGAACGCGATCTTCGAACCCTTGTCTTCGACGCCGACGTCCTCCGTGCAAACTACCAACTCTGCTACGAGTACGTCAATCAATAACTGAGTTGGTTGGTGTCTTTGCTAGCGATCGTTCGCGGTCGCTAGCTTTTTTCGTTTACGATCCAGTTATCAAGTTTTAGCGCTCGGGTGGCGTACAGATAGCGATATGGGTTGAAAACTACTATATTATTACACTATCTAAGTCTACTAATATAGTTAGCTATATGTATACACCACCCGCTACGCTAGTTAGTTCTTGATATAGCCAAAAATCGCTTGGTAGGACTTTGGAACAAGCCACAAGAGGTTTGGAATGACGTTGCCAAGTGCGTTGTGCAACATTCCTTCGGTGTGTTGGTAGCCGTGGACTTCCTCAGCCGTGAGCGATCTTGCGGTCTGCGTACAACCATGAATCTTGGCGGCAAATACCCACAACTGTGCACCCTTGTTGTGAATGACTGGAAACGTCAAGCACTCCACCTGAGTCCAGTCTTCGGCCCGCGTGTTCAGACCACACTCTTCTCTGAACTCACGAACCATGGCTTCAACCGGCGATTCACCGTGTTCGATCTTGCCACCAATCCCATTGAGTTTCCCATGCTGCCATGCGGGCTTCAACTTCTTGATTAGTAGCACGCGGCTGTTGCGGTCGTCGAATGCGAATCCAACGACGTAGCGTTCGGTGATATCCTTGTCCTTGTGCTCGCCGCGCCAGTGAGACACGTTGTACATCAACGAAACTGCAAGGCTGGCTAGGCCAGCACCAAATACTTCTGGTGGGATGTTCATATGTCCTCACGAATCTGAAGAGCCACACAATGGAACGGAATGCCTTCGTCGGTGTAGCACGCAAACTCACACGTCATCATCCGACCGATATGCCGATCTTTCTCAGCCAGGAACCTGTGCTTCTCAGGCTGAGTTCCTGGCGCTGTGCACTTAAATGTCTTGTTGGCAGAGGTCTTGAGCGTCATGACGGGTTCGCCACGGTCACTCAGGTACACGTCGAGAATCTCGAATTCGCAGTCCATCTGCGACTTGAGTTTCAGCAGGTACTTACTGCGAATGATGGGTTGGTAACCCATGCCGTCCAACCGCAAGATGGCACCCTCGTACTTTGCTGCTTTGTATCGGTGGAAGTAGGGCCAGGCATCTTCAACCTCGCTGATTTCGTTGGTCTCAGCGATGTTGAGTCGCTTGTCTTTTTCCCAAGCAGGCCGAACAATGTCTTTCAACAGTGCCAGGCGATCGCCATAGTGCAAAGCAGTATCCACCACGTCATACGTGATGTAGTTGAGCTCCAATGTATCCATTTGAGCACGTTTGACCACCGAGCCAATTTGCTGTAGAGACCATCCGTGGACGTACAGTTCGCCGTCGATCACAACGTCGTCTGGTACAGATGGTTCCAAGGCTTCAAGCAGGTGCGGCACCGTGCTAATGGGCGTGCCTAGTCGGCTGTATGCAAACATCCGACCCTCGATCTTGCCTACAAGGCAGCGATGCCCATCGTACTTCGGTTGAATCCATTTACGCCGACCAGCAAGGTGGCTCTGGTTGACCTTTTCAATCCGTTGCGCTAGCATGGGTTGAGGTAAACCCAGAGCGTTGGTTGCGGTGTCTACAAACGCTTCTTCGTACGTCCTCTTGTAACCACGTTGCATCTTACGGCTGGCTCGCGACTGCATCTCCAACTCGGCTTGCTGGTGCCAAGTGCGACCGGACTGATTCAGAGAGATCAGTTCCTGGTTGACGGTCTCGCTGCCATCCCCTGTGACCGAGTAGGCAAACATGATGAATGGGTGAGAAGCCCATGTTCTCCAGTAGCCCACTGCGCCAGTGGCATGGCGACGCCACAACTTCAATTCATTGGGTGGTGAAACCATTTTCTACCTGCTTTTTGCCAGAGCATTTGAGACTCTGGATGTGGATAAAGTTCGCTGAACACGATGGTCTTAGCAGGTGTGTTCAGCAGACGGCGAATGCACAGAATACATGGCGAAGCCGTTGAATAGACTGTGTCGAGGTCTTGTGGGTTGCGCAACTGGATTAAGGCATTCTCTTCTGCGTGCAGTGCTTCACACACAGACAAGCCTGTTCCACTCGGCATGTTGGCGCCTGGGCACGGATGGTCGGTGCAGTGCGGAAGTCCTGCAGCCACACCGTTGTATCCAGTTGCGATGATGTGGTTGAATTGATCGGTGAACACACAACCAACTCTACGGCGAGCACAAGTGGCGCGGGTGGCCACTAGTGCTGCTATGGCGAGGAAGTATTCATGAGACCCAGGTCTCTGAACTCCCTTGAGTTGTTCTACGATTGAACCGATTGAGCCCATCGCATGAACTCCGTGTTCGGCACATCGATCGTCTTCCACACCAAGTGGTTCACATCACCCATCGTGAACATGGGTGGATTGATCTCCACATAGGACGCAGCGTTGTCGGCCAAGGCGCGACGAAGCATCTCGTAGTGCCGTTCGTAGACATGCAACGTCACTGCGTTGTGGTTGTACATGCCGACCTTCAGGTCAGGGTACTTGATGCGAAGTGCCTGGGTCATCAAGCGGTGAATCATGCTAAAGCAGAACGCATCATTGGTCAACCCGAACACCACGTCATTGCTTCGCATGCGAACCGACATGTTGAGTCGATCACCGCGAATCTGGAACGCAATCGCGTATGTGCACACGACATCCGTGTTTTCGTGGTACAGGTGTCTCGGGTGAAGCAACGTCATCGATGCACGGCTGCTGCCCGGGTCCTGGATCAACGTTTGCAAGCAGAAGTCAAACTGCGTGCTTCCACGATCGTTGGCGCCGAAGATGTACTGACCATAGTTGGAGTTGAATCCGCCGTCGGCCTGTTGCAACTTCTTCCACATCGTGGCGTGTTGCAGAATGGACGCATCGAAACGGTCTGCACGACAGTACCACAGGAATTCTTCCAAGGCATACCGCACATTCAGTTTGCGATCGACGATGTTCGGCAGAACACCGCGTTCGCTGTCGAACACGAGAGCAGCGTCATCCCATGACCGCCGCTCTTCACCACGTGCCACGATGACATTTCGTGATGCAAGCGTCTGGTGATACGCATGTAACGTCTGGTTGATGTTGTGGACTCCCATCACTTCCCCCGGTGAGCCATTTCCAGCAACCTGGCGAAGACGTCAGGATTGCGGAAGTCGCACAAGAGTTCCTGGATATGGTGAGAAGACTCATCAGTCCAGTCGAAGACCAGGCACGGCAGTTCAGCCATGAGGAGGTCGTAGCGCTTGACATAGTCAGCCTGGTTGGCCAGAATCTTGACCTTCCATTCTTCCGTGTCATAGTCCTTCCACTCGTGGAAGTTCGGATTCATCAGCACGTGATCCGGCGGTCGTGCATAAACCAACAGATTCACACGCGAAGCCAGGAGTCGGCGCGACTCGGCCATCAGGTCTGAACGGAGGAACAAACCATCACGGTAGACTTGTTGAGAGATGCAACTGACACGATCAACGATCATGCCAGTGCTTGCAGCGTACTCCTGCTCCTGAATCATCTCCCACATCTGTTGGTCAGTCTTCGGTGCTCCGCCGGACAGATGCAGGTCAGAGCCGGTGCGTGATGCCATGGCTCGACCAAGTGTCGACTTGCCGCTGGCATCAGGGCCTTCAAGAATGATGCCCATGTCAGACCTCGTGTGAAAGGATTTCGGCCAGACGCTCTTCAGGTGGAACCCAGCCTTCAGGCTTCACGGCGTCAGACACACCCATGTCACGCTTAGCATTGACGCCCTTCTTCTTGGTCATGTTGGCCTCGTGGACCGCCATGATGCTGTCGTAGACCTGATCGACGGTTAGGCCCATACGGCAAAGACCCCCAACAGCGAAGTACAGAGAGTCGACGCACGCATCGACCTGGCCGATGAGGTTGCCTGCGACATGTGCATCCGACAACTCCTGTGCTTCCTCCTCCAGGCACTTGCGAAGATACGCAGTCTCAGCCTCGGTCAGAACCTTGATGTCCGTCTGTGGCACCTTCAGAATCGACCGGTTAAAGTCGAAGATCGCAGAAATAATGTCTCGCATCGGGTTACTCCATGACAATAGTGATGACGTTCTTGTTGTGGTTTCGCTGGGACTTGTGACTGGCCACGATGTGGTCATGGTCAAGCACAATTGGAACACCGTGGACATTGAAGCTGGTGTTGATCAGTACACCATACTCTTCAAGTAGAGTTGACACAAGGTCGTTGGGTTTCAGGTCGTAGACCTGCGGGCGGCCAGTTTCCTGACCAAACGCCGTGTGCAAGGAGCCACCTGGCCAGCGCCAGTCGACGCAAGGCAATGCAGTGATCATGAACTTTTCAGACCGCCACACCTTGTTGGTCAACTCGAAGTGCCGCGAATAGAACGCTGGATGCACAACCGGTGCAAACGGCATAACCGTGTTGCGACCGTTGATCCGATTGATCTCTTGCACGATCGCCGAACTGTTGGCAAACGCAATGGTCGATGTGTTGCACAGTGCACGCGGGCCGAACTCCATATCGCCACGAACCAGATTGAAGAACCCTGTCTTGAGCAACGCGCCACGTGCGAGGGCCAACGCTTCATCGTAATCATCGACAAAGTACAAGCCATCGACATCCGAGTAATTGTCGCGGTACAGTGCAGACTTTCTCCAACCCCAGAACAAGTCCTTGATCTCCAGCGACCGTGTGTGGAAGTAGCGCAGGCCCAACGCTCCACCCTGATCGCCTGCAAGTGGGAATGCACAGAACATGCCTGGCACCTTGCTGGCCAGCATCGCGTTCACAGCCACGTTGTAGAACACGCCGCCGCTAACGATCAGATTGCGTGGGTTATACATGGATGCCAAGTACAGAATCTGCCGTTCGCAGAGTGACTGGACGAGATGCCCAATCGCAGCGCGAGCCTCCGTGCTGTGGTAGTCGCCGATACCAATGCGATTGAGTACGTCGGCAAACCGCTTGGACCACATCGATGCAGTCTCAGGCAAGGCTTCCAGACTCATCACCGGATCGAACCTCATGTGATGTAGCGAGCGCGTCGCGCCATGCCACTGTTTGAAGATTTTGTCAATTTGGGTAGACAGAATCTCCATCGAACCTGGCGATAGGTGTTCGAACACCTTGCTCTGATAGCCCAGAAGCTTATACTCGTCCTCATGCATCTTCATGCCAAGGAATTGTGTGGCGTACTGATACATCAGTCCAATGGATGTGTCATACCCATACAGGCGCAAGCGCAACTTGATCGTGCCATCCGGCAACATGTCGTAGATGCTAGCATGCTCGCCGAGACTGCCAAACCCATCCACAACCAGCACTTGCGTGTTCTGGCGTGGGAAGCTTTCACCAGCAAATGCCAATGCGCCCCATGCGTGGGTGTCATGGTGAGTCAGACCCAAGGATTCCTGGGTAATGATCTCTTCGGCATTCACTTGCCGTGGACTCCAGTACTTCTCCTTCATCAGATTGACGTCATTGTTCGGTTCCCAGTGGGTCACATAAGCACGATCAAAATGATCGAAGCCTGCGTCACTACGACGCAGTCGTTCCAGAATTGCTTCAGGAAACTGTGAGTCACTCTTTTGCAGAGTCACTCGCTCGGTCTCATAACCGAGGATGATGGACGACCCTTCGGCCACGATGGCCGAAGAGTTGTGCCCTAGTGTCAAGAGCAGGTCAGACATTTCACCAGTTCTTCAGGATGTCGCCATTGGAGGGCGCTGCACCAACTGCACCGGCTGCGGGCCGTGCTTCCACGTCCGTCACACCAGCTTCCGGAGCTGCAGCGCCTTGGCCCATCTGCGCGGCGATGTGGGGTGGCAGAGCGATCGGCGCCGGTGTGGGGTTGGCCAGAGCCAAGCGACCCTGCGTCCACTCTTTCTTAGCGGCGCGTTCCTTCATGCCAGGGATGTCCGGCTCATCGATGAAGCCGGCAACCGAGAACCTGAGTTCCGGATATTCGGCATCGACCATCTCGATCGCGGTTTTGGGCATCCAGGGTTCGACACCCATGTCAGCCAGCTTGCGACCATATTCAGCCAGCGCACGGAGCGAGCTGACCGGAACGCCAAGGACGTACAGGGGAGATTCCTTGTCGGCGTCTTCTGCCCACCAGATGCGCTTGCTGTCTGCGCAGGCCTTGGAGGGCTTGCCCTTGCGCGAGGTAGCGCTGCCGTACTGGTTCTTGGGACAGGTGGCACACTCGGAATGTTGGCGCTTGGAGACCCAGCCGTCAGGATGCACACCATCCGTGCTGGAGCAATCCGGCGGGCTGTTCGATTCAGCAGAGCCACCGTAGGCCTTCTCGTACCAGGCCTTGGTGAACTTGCCAGGGCCGGGCTCGACACCCACGATGAAGCCTTCGATCGGACCAGACGATTTCTTGGTCTCTTCGCCGCCGACCATGAAGCGGAACATGCGGCCGCGAAGCGAGATTCGCGGTGTGCTGTTTTGCGCTGTGGCCAGGCTGGCAACGTCGGCAGAAGGGGCGCCCGCTTCGGGCATGAATTTGCGCAGGTACGCGGGGAGGTTGTCGCTCATGAAGTAGCTCCAGGTTTGAGTTTACGGACTTGAAATTCCTGTTCGACCACGATATCGAGGCCGTCGGGAATGCTTCCAGTTTGCCTATGAACTTCGGCCACAGCGAGTTTCGCAGGGCGTTTTTCAAGGCATTGGAAATTGTCGGTCGCCTTCACCCAATCGATGAAGGTAGACCAATCTGCTGTGCGATACGAAGTCTTGGTAGCACGGAATGCTGTGCCGACATTTCGGATCGTGAAAGAGTCAACGCCAGCGGCGTCTGCACGTTCGCGCATCTTCATAGACAGCGCGGACATCGAGGACTTCATGTCCTCTTCGAAAGTCTTCCATTCGCCACGGCGAAGGTCGAGTTCATCACGAAGTGCAAGATATTCTTGCACCAATTCTTCAACTGTGCGGTTATCAACGTCAGGTTCAACTGGCGCATCAAACAATGCTGCGGTGTCGTTCGTCATGCTTAATTATACCTCGAGATAGCTTCAATGTACACGGAGTACAAATTAGATTTTACCGCTTTGTTGCGGGCTTTCGAGCTTGCTTGGCTCGTTTCTTTTCCTCTTTCTTGCGATCGATTTCTGCGTTGTGTGCGGCAATTTCGTCAGGGATAATCCCGACATCTTTACCCACACGGATCAAGGAGCGACCAGCCCTTGAGTTTGGTGTAATACGTTGAAGTCTGTTGCTCATAGTTGCTTCGTCTTGAAAAGTTGCATCACTGACGAACTCATTTCGCCCTTGACGTCCAGAATATTGGCGATGTGCTGTTCGGCCTTGCTGGTAACCTTGCGTATCACGTGGGTTGTCTGCGTTTGACCAGGCCTAACTGTCCGTGCATTGGTTTGGCCATACAGCTCGTTCGATGGTGTAAGTGTGTGCCAATACGTGTGACTTGAAGCAGTCAGCGTTAATCCATGTGCTGCCGCTTGGGGTTGAAGCAATAACCAGTTTAGGTCGCCCTCTTGGAAGCGCTGGATATTGCGGAATCGATCCTCCATGTTGATGTCGCCATACACGGACCCACATTTGATGCCATTCTTCTCGGCGTATTGCTGTAGCATCAAAAAGGATGCCTTGAACGCACACACCACCAGAATCTTCTTGTTGTATGTTTGTAGCCATCGGTCTTTGATGAAGTCCAGTTGCTTCTTGCAGTTGAGGAAGTGCACAGTCCCGTCATCCTGCTTGACAGCGCCTGCGGCGATCTGGAGAAGCTTCATGAGTTTCACAGCGGCATTCGCCGCAGTGATCTCACCATTCTCTGTTTCCAGATATAGTTGACGACGCATCAAGTCATATGCATCTTCTTGTTCAGCGGACATCTCCGGCACAACGTCAGAGAAGATTGTGGGTGGCAGGTCAATACACTCGCGAAGCAGAAACCGAATTGATGGCTGCGCAATTGCTGCAACCAGTTTCTCAGCTCCGGTCTTTGGCAACCAAATCGGAATATCCTTCTTCATTGGATCACGTGGGATGTCTGGATTCGGTTGTTTCAGGTACATCGTCGAATCACGGAACCTACCAAAGTACTTTGGCAGAAGCGGATTATGTGGGTTGACGACCTGCGCTTGACTCCACGCTTCGACTGGCGAGTTAGGTGTAAGTTCACCGGTCATACCCCACACAGCCTTGAACGTGTGCGCCAACTTGATCATGCTGTCCGTACGATCACTGTCATGAGTCTTGTATGTGGTCAACTCATCGATCAGTAGCAAGTGCTTGTCAGACCTGCGCATCAACTCCAAGTGCGTTGATCTAACACCATCAGGATTGATAATGATGATTTGAGCACCTGAGCGGATGACATCGGTTCTGCGTGCTTGTGACCCATGACAAATCGCATACCGCAGATGCGGCATATTATAGAAGATTTCCTTTGCCCATACGGACTTTAGCACACTCAACGGAGCTGTGATGTATACGCGGTCGATCTTACGGTACTTCAGCAAAATCTCAATGGCCCACAAAGCTGCCAGAGTCTTGCCCGTACCCATCTCGTTCAAGATGAAGTCACGTGGGTTCTCAAGCATGTGCACTACCGTTACCTTTTGATGAGCAAACGGTTTGCGATTCTGGTACGCAGGCCAGTTATAGTTGGCTAGAGAGAATGTCATGTTTCTGTAGGCTGCCTAGTTGCCAAATATCTGTCTCGCGCAATAATCAGTAAGTCAATCTTCAAGAAGATGGCTCGCAGTTTGTCGTAGTCTTTGCCAATCATCGATGCAGCTACTGCACCATTGTCTTGCATCTGCTGGAGTCGGTGGCGTTGCAAAGGAGTCACTTGACCGACATCCGATTTGCATTCGATTGCAACCAAGATGCCTTGTACGAGGAACAGTCGATCGCAGACTCCAGACTGGCCGAACGCTCCACCAGGTGGAGCATACGACCAAATCTTGTCGCCATACTTGCGTTTGAACTGGTTAACCAGCCAAACCTTGACGCCTGACTCTGGAGTGCCCATTACATGCGGCCTTGACTTTCGAGACTCGTACGATAAGACTGGAAGCCACGCAAGTTAGCATGAGCACCTGGCACCGCCATCGCCTGGTGCTCTGCTGGACTCGCGTGTGCTGGCCGCGATGTGATCAGATCATCATGCAATTTGGCATTCTCATCGTACGTGTTCTTGGAGCCGTCGTGGTTGTTATAAGACGTCCTGGCACATCGCGCCACGCTAATCTTCAGCATCTGTGCAAGTGTGCACACGCCGTCAGCACTGCGGATGTATGGAATGTGCCACTCGCCCCAGTACAGCTGTTGGAACTCTGTCTTTGATCTGGCATTCTCCATGAGCACAGCAAGATTGTGGATTTCCGGCATTGCCTTGGGATGGATGCGCAAGGCGCGCCAGTTGTCGAACTCAGTGGCCGTTAACACGACAGAGATGTACTGCCATGGCTCGAGAACCCGATTGGCAACCTGCTTGTGCAAACCAATCTTGGCAAACGTCCAGGCCATGCAGCAAGCCACACGACCAAAGAACTTCCACAAGAACTTCGCAGTGGCCAAGCGCCAGCCACTAAGCTCGTCGCCCGCCTGCATGCCAGGCTTGTTCGTGCCCCAGTGGATCGGACCTGCAGGATCATGCCACACCTGTGCAATCGTCTTCATGACAGGGATTGCACGGCTGCTCGAAGCATTGCGACTGAAGACTCGATGGGTCATCAACTCAGAGTGGATCGCGCGCCAGTAGCGCAACTGATAGGTGACAATCTCCTGACCATCAGGATTTCGACTTGCCAAAACGACGTGTGCTGATTGCATAATCACCCCATCTTCTTGCTGTTCTTGCACTGCGCTTGCGTGGCTTCGCACCAGTTGCAATACTGGTTCTTCTTCGGAGCCCACTCACGCTCTTCTTGCACGCGGATGAATCGACGATCAAACACTTGTTTGACCTTGATGCCATCGCTACGACTCACAGTGACGCTTTCCGGAATCTTGGCGTCAAGGAATAGGTAGGCCGTCTCGACATAGTCCAGTTTTGGCACCATATGCAGCATCATCGCTGCACTCAGATGCAACTGGCCAGGCTCCTCGACGCTGCCACTGTATGGCTTGTGTTTGCCCGACTTGTAATCCCAGATGATCGCATGGTCAGACCGCAGTGCAATCAAGTCCATGATGGCACGCCACACGGTAGTCTTGGCAAACCAGTCAACCTGCTGCCAGTTCTGATCCACTGAGATCTGACTTTCAGGGCGCAGGCTGACGGATGTCTTATGCAACATCTGCAACTTGTCCTTCAATGCGGCGGTCTCCGGCTGCATCGAAGGTTCCGGTGTCTCCTTCGGATCGAGCAGGTGATCGACATAGTTCTCGAGTTGCTTGTGCATGTTCTCGCCGCGCACAAGGTGCAATGCCTTGCTGTCGAATGGCGGGAAAGACTTCTCAATGTATTTGAGATAGAACTTGCGCGGACATTGCGCGAAATCGTCCCAACGGGACCAACTGAGTGCGATCATGAGTCTTCTTCCTGTGATAAATACTCGGCCATGTGCTGAGCGATTGCTACTGGTACTTCCAACTTCTCTTTGCTTGCAACTAACGAATCCAACAAAAACTCCGCAGTCTCTGAATCACTGTTGACAAGATCGTACCAAAGGACCTTGTACTGTGACTCGGTGATAGCAACATCGGCCTTGTTATCTAGCAGTGCCTGATTAACAAGATCGATCAGCCATTTCACTTCACATCCTTGAACGAACGGCCAAACTTGCCCTCGAACGGCAGTGGGATGTTGACCATGAGATTGGACCACAGGTCGCCATACTTGATCGAGTTCAGGACTTCGCCAATTTGATTGTGAGTCTCTTCATCAGGCGCAATGAAGAACATAGCATCGTGCAAGTCCAGCATGAACTGAGCACGTGGCACCTTGTCATAGACAGTCGCAATGGCAATCAATTTGTGCTCAGCGCCGGTGCCTTGAATGGGGTGGGAGATTGCAGATTGCTCAGCTGGCCAAGAACGTGACCAGTCTGTGATGCCGTATCGGCGATCGGCACTGGTTGCTGCATAGCTAGAACTGCGGGAGAATTCGATAGCGCTACGCCAGTATCTGGGCACGCCCACATATGTGTTCTTGAAGGTATTGACAAGCATGTTGCCGGTTTGGATACCGATCACCATGTCATACTTTCTGAAGGCCTGGTTGGACAATGCCGGACCTGAGATGCGGAAGTTGCACGATAGGTTGGTCAACTTACCCATCTGGCGATATTCAGTAACCTCGCCAGAACCATCTTCTTCGTGTAACCGTCGTTGGAACTCTTCATATGCAATACCGACAATATTGCATCCAGTCATCGAGTGGAAGTTCTTGCCATTCTGGAAGATGTCAATCATCACAGGGTCTTGCGATTGCAAGGCCATAATGCGAGACTCTTGACCAGCAGCATCCCACTCGCTGATGAACATGTTGTCCGGTGCTTCAATAGCCTCACGGACTCGTTTCTCTTTGCGGGGCATCTGGTGAGCAGCGATACTAACCTTGACGCCCTTAGTTGTCTCATTACTGTACGTGAATCGGCCAGAACTTGTGCCGAACATCTTAGGAATTGGGTACAGATAGCCATCACCAGTACGTTCCAATGCTTTGAATGCAGTGTTCACATACTTGGATCGAATGGTGGAGTTGTACTTGACATCCATCACCTGAGACATGACGTGCGAACGAGGGTCGCCGGCCAATTTCAGTTGATATTCAATCGTCTTGAGCGACTCTTCATCGGTGGACGGAGCACCCGATGGTGTCATCTTGACAGGACTGAAACCCATCGTGCCAAACAGGTACTCAGACAGACGCTTGGGCGAAGTGACGATGGCAATATTGAATGGGAGCTTTTTCTGGTTGGCCTCGTCTTCAGCAGCCAGATCAATCTCGAGTTGTTTGAGTTTCTCTTTGTTGGCTTTTAAACCGATCAACCAGCTGTTTGCAACAGGTACAAGGCACTTTGATTCGATGAAGAACCCTGTGCGTTGCGAGTCCTGCAGTCTTGGATAAATCTTGGACACTAACTTGTGTGTCCACAGCACGTCCAACTTGCCGCGAAGCGACCAGTATTTGCTGTCCGCCGATATGGTACCTGCGGTCTTGAACTCAATGAACTCCTGAACATCAGGATCATCGCGCAGTGCATCACCACACAGTGCAGCAAGGTTGTACTTGTAGAAGCTGAGATCAGCCTTCTGGCTGTTGATGATCCACTTGGCCAACAGCATCGAGTCGCGCCAGCGAATTCGCTTGACGCACTCAGGAATGTCACCAAACTTGTTGGGTTGAATGCTCGCTATCAGCCAAGCAATATCGAATGGGCCATTGTGAGCCCAAACTTCTTGGCCTGCCAGGGAGTCCAGGACTCGGATCAGATCATCACGAGTTGGATTTTCAATGTGATGATGGCTGTGTTCATTCTCGTACGTCGAAATTGACGTGATGTGTGCAGTTCCAGCGCGGGCCCTCCATGGTTCGAGGGCATATCCGTCGGCAAAAGAGCCGAAGGTACTTTTAGTTTCAAGGTCAAGTGTATGCATAGTCAATTATATCATGGATTTACATCAATGTACACCCGAACCTTTTGCGTCGTTTTGCACTGCAGCCAGAGCCATGTCAAGTCGCTTGGTGAACAGATATGTGCTCAAACCCATGTTCAAGGATTCTTTGGAGATGCTTAGGTCACCAGTGAGTGATGCTGTTGATCCGCCAGCCAGAACCTTCTCATAGATCTGTTCAACACCAGCCCAGAAATCCAGGTTTGCTGAGTTGACCAGATTCACATAGTTCGGTGAAGCACGATTGATATACACATATGGACGTGTGGGTCTGAAGTGGCCCTTTGCCCAGGTAGCACCAACGTTGTCAGTCATGTAAGACTTGCAACGTGAGAACTGCCAGCTGGACGAGCCACCAGAGCCTGTGACTTTGATGACCTCGATATGCCGCTTCAGCATGTTCCTGATGAAGTACTCAGCACGTGTGAATGCTTCTTGCGGTGGGCAAAGACCGCTCTTGCTGATCATGTATGCTGCTAGATGCTGCGTGAATCCGTCAGGCAGATTCTCAAGCAGGAACTGATCAATCGCTTCATATTCACGCGACAGCAACCGTGCTTTATGGGCATCGTTCGGTGCGGTCTCACGATCAAATTGGAAGCCAACCTTTACTTCGCTTAGTCTGAGCCAAAGAGCCGCTATGTCCGCCGGCGTACCTTGCCTTGATAGATCAGCCATCAAGTCAAACTGTGGAAAGTGGTCAAGGGATTTTTCAGGAAGACAATCGAAGATGTTATATCTGCGATCTGTTGATTCGATCAACTGCGCTACAGTTGTTCGATTTGATGCGATGATCACGTTGCAGAAACTCTGCGCATCAAATGGCTGCATGAACTTCTCTTCGCAGCGCTGGACTGTTTCTGTGATCAGTGACTTCAGTCTCGACCCAAGTTTCTCGACCTCGTTCCGTGCTCCAATGCCTTTGCCCAGTTGCAACTCTTTGATATATAGAAGCAACGCCCTTGAAATGTTGATCTTGGAGTCAATCAGTTGGGATGCCTGGTCGACTCGCTGCATGTATTGCCGGCCAATCAACAATGTCAGAATGTTGATCAGAGTATCTTTGCCAACACCCTGAACTTCTGATATGAGAATAGGTGCTGTGATCATCTTGCGATCTGGTTTGTGCACCATCCAGGCAATCATCTCGAGCGCCATCTGAGCCTTATCCCCAAATAGATGCTCTAAGAAGTTTGTGAAGACTGCCCACACTGCACCGTTAGCTTGTGGAGATAGTTCCAAAGCTTTTTGCTTCGTCATCGGCGCTCTGTACGTGTTGATGCACTCAGCGCCAGTTTCAGGTTCGCGATACAGCACAACATCGGATCGTGGGACGAAGCCACGTCGATCTGCCGATGGAAGTAATGCGGCAGACCTTGACATAATGGCCCGTGACGCAGGTTTGATCTTGCCATCAATATCGGCGACTGAGTACATGTTCAGAATGTCACTGAACACTTCACGACCATACGGTTGGAACGGCGTCATCTTGAACACGTTCTCTTGCATGGCCATGTAACCAATTGAATTCTTCTGCTCAGCGCGAAGTGCGAAGATCTCAGCACCTCGTAGTGATCGAATGACGACGTCCAGTTCAACAACTGAACCAATCACCAACTTCTTTTCGTCCTCGAATATCTTGGTGACTAATCCATGGAACTTGGCACGAAGCGCAGCAATATCATCGTCTTGATCACAGATGTCAATCAACCAATCAAGGTACGCATGCGCATCGGGTTCGGTATACCCTGCACGATACATCTCGTGTATCGCGAAGTGAAGGGACTCATCACGACCTCCTTTTGGCAATCGTGCAAGTCCTCGAGCGCGAGTCCTGATGTCCTCCGCCAGGTACTTCTTTTCATCGGCAACTGTGTGCTCAAGAAACAGTTTCCGATCGTCAAATGGGATTGCAGTCTTGAAGTCATCGATGATGTCGAATAGCAGATATTCGCCTTGTGTCCAAGTGTCAAGGTCCCCAGCCCTGAAAGGAGCATAGACAAATCCGCCTTGGCCCCGAATATCGACGCCCTCGTACTGCGCCACGTTGGACACAGTCTTGACGCGCTTGCTCACACACTTGAAATACAGATGCAAACCGCCGCTGCGGCTCTTCACCTGTATTGCAGGTGTAGCTGAGATCTTGTGCGTACTGAGCAACGCGGCGTAGTTTTGTAAGCCGGGCTTACCATCACGTACGTCGATGTCAACGATCATCCAGTGTTCAGGTGGAACCACACCCAAACGTTGCACCTCGCCCTTGGAGGCTGCTTCAGCAACCAGTGCTTGCAACTCCACATCATTCTTAGCAGCTCTTTCAGGCCACTTGAATGGTGCATGAAGTTTACCGTCTGCGCCTAGGTAACTTGGGAATAACCGAAAACCGTTGTCATAAAAGAGTTGTAAGAGATTGGAGTTAACATCCGCCAGTAACATGTTGTCTCACAAAGTTTGCCAGAAAAATGGCGGGGAGCGGAGCGACCAGCCCCCCGCCTCTGGCGAACAGCCTTCCAAAAGAGAAGGCCGAACATAAATTATACTACACCGAGAGCGTTTTGTACACTCCAATTTGCTCAAGCGCAAATTAAAGTTTTAAGCCATGTACGCCGGCTCTAGACAGGATACGAATCTCCTCTTCAGTTAGTGATGGGCTAGCACGCGGGGCGTACAGTGAGACCAGATACGTGAGAACGCGGTGGTGCTTACGTATTAAATCAGCGTGATGTGCAGTTATCTGATGGGTAGGCGCGTGCTCCAGCACAGGAACCAACCACAACTTGCTAAAAGTTTGATAGTCGATATCGGCCAACACAAGCAGAGGGCCGTATTTTACACGGCAAAACCATCTGTTCCTCTTGTACTTAAGGCAGAATCGCTCAATAAACAACCTGAGCACATCTTGATCGATTGGCGAGCTTTGTGTCATGAAACTACTACTTTATTAACAAATCTAATTCAACTAGCGTAGTTAGCTATATATACATATAGCTAACTACGCTAGTTGAATTATTTTAGCGATCCAACGTAGCACGACGCTAACCATCCGAGAACGGTTAGCGTCGTGCATGGTGCGAAGTTGCCTAGTTGGCCGTTGCGTGCTTCCAGGACTTGTTGCGGTACTCCTCCTTGGTGATCACTGTCACAGAGCCCCCCTCCTTGCGGGCCGCCTTGATCTGCGAATCGAGGAATACTGCGGCATCCCACACGATGCTCAGTCATGTGGGTCTTGCCATCCTTGGATGTATGCAACAGGTACATGTCGCTAGACACAAGTCCATTGCTCATAGCATGTCGTCCCTTGGATGCAGTTTCTCGTCCAGAGTCTGCAGCAGTTCACGAAGATACAGCATCTGATTCTTCGCGTCGTCCAAGGCGTTGTGTGCAACGCCGTCAAACTTCTGCTGCAAGATGTACTTCGGATCGACCAGACGAATGACTGTCGTCATGTCGCGCTCTTTCGAGTACCGCCAGATATCCTGGCCCAACAGATCACGAAGCATGGGCAAGTCAAAGCCGGCGGGCTTCGCCCAGATTTCGTCGCACGTCGCAGCCTTCATCTTCATGAGTGCAGCCAACTCGCTGTTCGTGCCATAACGCGGAGTCTCCAACAGCGCCTTGAGCGCCTTGTCGGACTGGTTGAGCCACCACTTCAACGTGCCCTCAGACACCGTGCGAGGATTCACAGGGTTCCTGAGTTGCTCATCAAGCTGCAGCGTTGTGTAGAACTCCTCGATGATGTCGTGCTCGTTGGCGATGACATAGCCGAGGCTAAGCACAACCGAACGACTCGTCACATCGAGAGTCTCCAAATCCACCATCATTCGCATTGTCATGTTGGACTTTCAGTAGCTGATCAGGCCGTGGTGCTCGAGACGGAACGTGATGGCTGACTGCGTGCGCTCCAGCAACTTGGCGATCGTGTTGATGTTCATGCCGCTGGTGAAATACTTCTTCACCAACACATCTTCGGCTTCGGTCCAGGAGTAACCGTGGCGCCGCGGTGCCTTGCCATCAGCCAATTCGCGAACCGTGCACACCTTCGGATTCGGTGCATTGTCGGCCATCTTCCAGTTGACGCCATCGACGCCGATGAATAGGCGACCATCAATGATCAAGCCCTGCAGATTCGGGTCTTTGAGCATGTCGTGGCGGGTAACAGGTTTCGGCATATCGCGCGTGGCCACAGGCTTTGCATGCAGACTCACACGCTTGGTGAACTCCTGGTAAGCCGCCGAGTCATTCAGGCGAACGCCCTTGCCGACCTCCTTGAAGGCGTGCACGGCCCATGTCAAAGCAGACGAGGCATGATCACGGCTCAGCTCAACTACGTTGCCATTGCGCATGAATGGAATCGCATCGCCCTCATAGCTCATGCGGGCCGTCGCAATGCTGTCGCGGCGTTCGAGTTCCTCACACACAGCTGTGTAGACCGGCCAGACATCGTCCGTTTGCACCGTCTGGAATGCGGCCTTCGATTCGGCAGACATTGCCTCAGGGTGCATCGTTGCAAAACTCTGAAGCAGCGCAGTGCGTCGCTCGAGAAGTCTCTTGATGTTCTTCAGGTGTGGAGTGTCAAGCGCTTTGATGTCCCGCACGGTTCCATCAGCGCTCTTCCAAGTAGTCATATGGGCTTTCATTTTGCCAATCCGAAGAGTGGCTCGGGTGGGTGCCGTGCTGCCTGCGTGTGAAGACGCAACATTTCACGACGAATCGTCCGCCACTTTGCGTCGGCGAACAGGACTTTGTAGCGCTTGGGGAGCGAACTACGCATTGCTTGCCCCAATCGCTGCGATGAACTCATCTTCAAGCGTCAAGATGTCTTTCAACACTTGACGTAGCTTCTCGACTTCACCCATCCAGACGGCGCGCGATAGCATTCCAGCTTGACGCCCTGACAGGATATGCACGAGAGACTTGCAGACAGCAAACCGTCGGTTGGCAAGAGCCATGAAGTTAACCATCTCGCCCAGATACCAGCAGCAAAGCGTGGCAATGCGCGCGTGCTCATCCTTCACAGTCTCGACAGGCTCCACAGTTTTGACCATCACGCCACCTTCGACAACAACCTTTTTGAGGATCGTTGGGTAGCGAAGCACGACCTCGTTACACATCTGATCCATCAGTTGGTTCAGATAGTTGATCGGGTCTTTGTACTCCAGATCAAGCCATGGCACGTTGTTGTGTGCCACGCGCAACTCCGGAAATACGTGGCGCACGGCGTCTTGAAGAAGCTTCGCTTCTTCCGCAGTGAAGTGAGTCACGATCAGCTTTCGGGAGTTTCAGCCTTGTCCAGAACGCATTCCGGCACCAGTGCATTGGCGCGGACCATTTGCTGGATGCGCAACTGCGCTGCCGACTCAGAGACGTTCAGGAGGCGTGCAGTTGCCTGGACCAGGTAGGGCTTGTCCAGATCGATGACGTTCTTGCTCACGACGTCTTGCAGGAACGTCTGGATGCGAGCAGGCAACGAACCTTCGGGATGTTCGTTTTGGCTCAGCTCGTCGAGCAATTCTTGTGCACGAGTTTTCACGTTGGTTACCTTTCAGTGATTGAGAAACACACTCCAAATACGCCCTCCACTGGGGGACAAGCGTATTCAGGCTGCATTCCGTTCAAGTGGCCATAGAGCCCCGAGGGGCTACCTGAAACCACAACTTCCTACAACTTGCCGTACTATGCCTAGGACGACCAGACGATTTATCGATCAAAGATGCCTCTTTATTCGAACCTTATGCCTCGAGAGCCTTCCATCGTCAGGTAAGCGCATATCGCTGACCACGCAATCCACAAACCAGGGCCCATAACCTCCCGAATCTGCTTCTAAACTCGTGGTCAGCGATATTCGCTCACATGTTAATTATAACATGGAGTCGCATCAATGTAAATCACTCTAATCAATGACTCACAATGAGCGTTAAATACCAATGTTGTCGACGCAATGGCCTTTACCAAAGAAAAAGTCGATACATGGCGCCAGGCGCTTGGCCCAAGGCTTGCCGGCCAAGAAGGCTTTGCCT